CCAAATATCGTCAGTGTACCTCTGACCTGAAGAGAGACCCTATCACGAAGGCAATCAGGCACCATATAAAAGACAACAATCTTGACGGCCTGATCGTCAACTGCATGGGCCTGAGGGCGGAAGAATCCCCTGGACGAGCCAAGGGTAAAGTCTTCACGTTCAGCAAACGTAACTCCAAGGCCGGTCGTGAGTGGTACGATTATTCTCCCATCCATAATTGGACCGAAGTTGAAGTCTATGCTGAGATTCTGAATGCTGGAGAAGCTGTTCATTGGGCATACCACATGGGAATGGATAGGTTAAGCTGCCAATTCTGCATCATGGCATCTACCTTCTGCATCATGGCATCTACCGAGGATCTCAAGGTAGCTGCCACCCTGGCACCAGAAAACTACAAGAAAATTGTTGACTTGGAAAAGAAAATAAACTATACTATGATTATGCCTCGGAAAAATAGTGACCCGAGGTTCTTAGAAGAAATTACCGGCATTAAAGCCTAAACCCAAACGAAGGAGACAACATGAAAAGCATCGATAGACTCGCAATGGAATTAGCCGGAAAGACTAAACTCGCAGCCATCGACCACCTGGACCGTTATGGCTTCTCTGGATCTGAGTGCTATGAAATTACCGGCCAGTTTGTAACCGGTGATACGGATAGAATCTCAGCCCCCTGGACCAGCATCAGAGAGGCCATCAAGTCCACCATGAGGACCTCAGTACGCATCGGAGACCGCCTTGACATGACCCTCGGCTACCTGGCAACCTCGGGCGACGACCTTAACCGCCGTCACCGCGAAAAGGATCTCGGCTTCAAGAAAGCCACCGACGATTGGTCCGAATGTAAAAAGGTCATCCTCTGCATTTGGCCTGGACAAAGCCCGACGCAAATCGTGGACTTCAACAAAACCCATATTCACAGGCCGACCATACTGGTATAAAAGGAGAACACTATGCATTCAGACCCAAAAGATTGCACCATGAAAAAGCTGGACATTGGAACAACTAATGACGATAAAGCTTCCCTGCTCGAAGCCATGTCTGAGGACCTCGGACTCTTAGAAGCAATGAGCAGGGGCGAGTTCAACACGCCACCGTGGGATAATTGCAAAAAGAATGAGGCCAGATACACCCTGAAGTCCATCATCAGCCTGGCGGAAACAATGGCCAAGAAGAACTGTATCGACCTCGGTTAACACGCCAACAAGCGGTTAACATCATCTGAGAAGGGCGCAAACCTATAAGATCTCAAGGTTTAGCGCCCTTTCTATTTGGAGCAGGCCCCTTTTAAAACTCAAATAGTTAACAGATAGTAACGTTTTTGCCCCTCTCCCCGATCATCAACCTAAGGGCAGTACCCCTTAAAACTGGTCTCCCGACGAGAGAGGTCACGCACTCAAGCTGCCCGAAGAAGAGTGCTGTCTCCCTGGCCAACTCTGTACGCTCAAAGGTTAGTATTCCATGGTAACAGCAAGGCCCAAGCCGAACACTCTGAAGCCGAACGATAGGAACTGCACATCAGCATCCCACCAGGCATTCACCCACCACTCACGGCGGTCACAAGAAGTCCAGCGGGACCGGTCTCTCGGGTAGTCGATAGAACTGAATTCAAAAGCGATACTTCCTTCCATAATAATTCCCCCTTATTTGAGTAGATATCCCCCAGCAAGTATGCAGGCCATGCCGAGGTAATGCTTAACGGTTACCGGCTCTTTGAACAGGCCGACGCCTATCAGGTAGCCGAGTATGCTCAGGACCCCAATGGCAATGAACCAATAGGCGGTAAAGCTTGGAGCGTGCTTGACTGAGTATGGTACGAGCCAGCCGGTACCCAGGACGATACCACCGCAATAGATCAAATAGGTCTCAAGGCATAGTCCTTTGGATCTCATTGGCACCTGTATGGCGGCCAAGATTATCATCGATAGTATGGTCGTCAGTAGCCACATTTCTTTTCACCCCCCGCTTAGGCATCCAGTTGGTCATAAATTGCTCCTGGCCGTCCTCGGTAAGACACTCGAAACATGAGGCGCTTTCTATTGGATCGCTCTCATATTTGCATGAGCTACAAGTTTTTAATAGTTCAGGCATTATCCCACCAGCCAGAATAAAAAAGAGAAGACACCTACCATCATCATCGAACCTAAGGTTATGACCGTCCAGGTTACGCAGAATGCCCCCACCAGGTTGCACAAGGTAAAGATGGTTGGACTATCTTTGGCCTCGGCATCCTCGGCTACCTCTTTAAGGATATCGGCGTCTATTGCGTCTCTTATGGCCTCACCGCCTGCATCAAAATATTTCTCAGGAATACCAAAAGAATCGTTATAGAAAGAATCATCCTGTTTGTGATATACCTTTTTCTTTTCGCGCTCAACCCATAGGTTGTATTTCAGCGGAATATCATCGCCCAGGCACTCCCTCGCATTAAGGTTGCAAGATGTATGAGGATGATCCCCGCTTGACATACAGGTCTTACAGGATATACCGGCATCGTTCATGACCTTATTTGGGTTCAGCGGCTTCCAATCTGCATAGGCGTAGGTTCCTGGTAAAAGAAACCCGCCACCCTCAGGAAATAGGCATTTCATGGGTTCTTTGAGATGACAATTCTTATCGGCCCACGGATCTCGATTGAAACAGGTATCACATGATTTCTCTTCCATTATTCCCCCTCTCCAAAATCCTCATACATTCTTACCGTCCACGAACCTCTCTCACCGCCGTCTATTCTCATGGCGAGTTCATAGGCCGTGGTTGCAACGTCTGCATACTTGGCGGCCTTCTGCTCTTCCTTCAGGCTCCTATGGAAGGGCCTCGCGCAATGGCCGAACTCATGAGCAAATAGATCTATCATTTCCTTTACGGAGACCTTTTTGCCAACCCAAAAATGAACCTTTTTCTTTCTATCGGCCCACCCCCAATAATTACCCTTCCGAAGCTCCTTGATTTTCTTTACATTTGTCGTGCTATGGTAGACCCCCTTTGAGTCCATGAACTCCCATACGCCAGGCTGCTTGTCCAGGTCCTTTACTTTGCACATAAAGAAGGCTGCCAGGCAACCATTAATGGTCTGGTACTGTTCGACTTCTATCATATCGCATCCCCCGAATACAACATATTTATAGTAGATTTCCCGAAATATACAACATGAAACGATAGTTTTGCACGATAACATTGCGAATGTTATCGTCAGCAAATATCGTGCATATACCTGAGCGCCATGGCCGCGACCTGTTTGGCTTCGTCGTAATGCTCAGGGAATGGCCGGTTCTTTTTGATGTTATCCCATAGCTCGTCAAGCTCTTCAAGGATAATGGCGTAGCCTTCATGAGGCCCACCGAACGTATGGAATTTATCCGAGGCTTCGCGGTACTCGCGCATTACGTCGTCCAGGATAAGCTCCAGCTTAGGCGTCATTGGATGATTTAATAGCATTTATTTCCCCCTGGATCTTGGTCTCGTCCAGCTTATGATCCCCGCACCAATCGGTACTGAAGACCGCCGGAAAGCCGGTCATGGTCGGTGCGTGCTTCCGGCACCGTCCGAACGTGGTGCAGGGCGCTTTGGTTGCAAAGTGCATACAGGTACCGCAGAGCATCCCCTTGGATCTGTGTTCCCAATTATCCTTAGGCATTTTTCATCCCCGCTGCATTCCTGATCGTCTGGATCTTTGTGAAAAGATATCCATGCTCGGCAATCAGCATATCAGCATGGCTCGAATCATCGTCATATCCCTGGTAGAGAGAGTTGGAGACAACATAATCCTGGACCTTTTCGTATTGCTCACTGTTCCACACAAGCAAATCTTGTCCTGGCGTCGGACGATGATAAAGAGTCCCTTGTTCCTTGGCATTTTTTTCCTCAAGTTCCTGGCAACGACCAATGAGGCCCATGTTGCGTTTGTCCAGGTCGGCATTGTCATCCACGGCATCGGCAAGCCCTGTTCTTAAGGTCTTTATCAGCGCATTCAGTTTCTCATTCCAAGCTTCAGAATCTTCAAGTTTCCGAAACAGGTCGATGTTTAACACTTTTACGTCTCTCAGGATTTTCTCAATTTCATCGATCTCTTCCTGGTAGTCTTTGGCTTCCTGAAGGTTTACGCTCTTTGTTTCCGCCGCACCTTGCCGGAGATTTTCGATAACAAACAGGTGGACCGTGATCCTGGCGTCAGGATAAAAATCGGTTATGGATATCGATATATTCTTATCAACAAGAATCACCGCATCGACATTGCCGGTCCCGTCTGCGATATACCAATTATCCTCGAACTTCTCCAGGCGGTATTTGCTGTCATCGCCATCAAGGCGTCCATGATACACGCCTTCGCAATATTCATCACCAAATACTCTCTCTTCCATTTTCCTATTCCCCCTTGTTTTCTTGATTGAGAAAGTCGTTATTAGTAGGACATTTAACCGGCCAAACTGTCCGGTTATCTATCCTCAGTCTTCGCATTCATCCTGGTCCTTTAGGTATTCGGCAGTCGTTTCATCGGCTGTCTTACCGTCCATCATAAAGTCCAGGATCTTGTTGCATTTTCTGATTTGATTCTCAGCGTCCATCAGCATCGCTCTGATAGCCGCAACTCTAACCTCATTGGTAACAGTCGGCGTCATGGCCCTTTCCTTTCTCAGTAGGGCGAGGCCCCGAATGTTTAAAGTTTTAGTGTCGCGTAAATGGTGCTTTAATGGCACATAAAGCGCTTTTATGTCACTTTAATGGCACATTATCGTTAGATCCAGCGCTTCCGGCACCACCTTGGCGCATATTTCTCATACAGAGCTATTAGCCGAAGCAGGCCCATACAGGCAGCGAGACCCCATAAGGAAAGAACAAAGACCCAAAATCTAAAGGCTGGCTTTGGAAGCGGCGTGCTTTCGTCTTCGAACCTTGCAGCGTGTCTCATTTTACCCCCTGTGGCTGCCTGAGCGGCCAAATAAGAGGACTTTAACCCTCTTGAGTATGTTGGGTCCACCCTGCCAGTAAAGTTGTTCTACGGCCAGCAGGATGATCTTAACCAGGTCTCCATTCGAGATTCGAGAATTCCGAATATAGAACGCTATTATGTTTGCTCTGACACCCTTCATCCGAAAATCATCGTGGGCCAGGTAAGCATGACCTTGATAGCCTCGCGCCAGTCATAAGGCTCGTCGGCCATCATTAAGAAAAAGAACCAGTAACCGGCAAGGCCCATGGCGCAATATAGCGCAATTCCTGCGAGACAAGCTGAAATAATTATTCCGGTCATTTCATTACCCCCTCATAAACTGTTATATTTTGAAGTTTCTGAATAATATCGTTATATCTCTTTTATTCTGATTAGATCCCAGCCATATCCGCGAAAAGTGTTTATTACCCCTTTAAGCTGGCCACCTACAACTTGAAACTTACCCGTTTTGAGTTCGTTTGTGTTTTGTTTCCGAAACGAGGCAGCGTAAGTCTTTGCTTTAATACGCTTTGACGTTTTCGGATAGGCGTATGGTAGGCGCATCATAGGCTTATTACCCATCCCACCAGGGCCATCAGGCTGCAAAAGATCATCGCGTTTGTCCATGAGAAGCGCCGAGGAACTTCCGGCCAGGATGCTCCGGCCAGTGGTTTTTCAAGATCTATCCGGCCCCAACTTTCGGCCCTGGTATGGGCCTCGACATATTCCCTGGCTGTAAGCAGGCGTGAAGGCGTGTTCACCTTCCACACCTTCCATGGACTCAGCCTGCCAAGATCAATGTCATCTTCTTTATAGGGATTCATTGTTATCATCGGACCTGGATGAATATTAACATCATCAAGCGCACGCCTTAATTTCTCGTTCTTGTATTTTTCTGGAGTCGCTGCCATTATTCCCCCCTCGCTGCACGCTTGGAAGCCTTCAGGGCGTTTACCTTTTTCTGATCCTTGGTATCAGCCTTGATCTGAATAGAACATAAAGCGCAGCCACCAGTCCTGAACAGGGTGTAAGGACGAGAATAAGAACTACAAACGCCTTGATCCATCTTGTCGCACTCGGCGGTCTGCCGCTTGCTGCCGTCAGGCTCGTCAACCCACCTGGTACACATTTTTTGGTAAGCTTCCTGATCTTGTTCAATAATTTTTGATAACATAAAATAAGAACCCCCCTTATTATAGTTTCGTGCTTATAAATACATTATAGCACAAACCTCAGGTTTTGTTAACCCTAACAGAAAGAAAAGTATAATATGCCAAAAATTACTACGGCTGCACCAATAGCAGGCAAGATCCACGGATTGATATCGCGGTCCTTCAGCGGCCAGATATTGTCGAGGAATGCAACCACATAGCGGTCATTCTTATTCTCGATATATCCCTGGACCCCTGGCACCGTATCGATACTGACAGATACCTCGTGCTTTATAAATGTTGGAATGTAATAATAAGTGTATTTAGTTTTCATCGTATCCCCCAAGACGCTTTGAATGCGGCGTGAATATATCAAGGTAATGAAGGCCGCCGATTGAATAAATTACTTCCTGGACAAGCTCGGCATCGCCGTCGCCGTCAAGGTCGCACCATTGGTAAAAAGATCCATTCAAGGTTGACTCTTCACGAATGGTTACGCAGTCGTCATCCTCAACGTGCGTGCCATGGCCGTCAGCAATACCGAGCGCCAGGACGAATATGAAAAATAAAATGTAGAGAGTTAATCGCATTCTTTTGGTTTCCGCAGGAGCGCCCACCGATTGTCACAATGCTCAAGCTCATAATCATGGGCCTTCCCATGGACTTCATCCAGGGCGCACCAGGACTTGCACTCAGGGCATTTGCCGAGAGCCGTATCATTTATGAGTGTAGCTTCGATATCTGGCATAGATCCCCCTCTATTCCATCTCGATAGGTAGTTTACCCTTTGTTGTTCCGTCGATCTCTTCAAGTAAGCCCTTAATGGTAATGACGGTATCGACCTCGACCGTTTCCTTTTGCATCCCGAAGCACTTCTCAAGACGGTCCAGACTACGGCCCTTCTCGTTAAGCTTGATCTCATAGGTCTTTGTCGTGACACCAGCGAGCGTTACCGACTTCTCCTTAATCGAACTGATCGCACGCCGCGCAGCCTCGGGCATCTTATGTATCGGAAGGATCGCGCCGGTCTCGTCAAATATATCCCCGATATCCTGAAATGCTATCAGGCCCTCTTCCCGAAGGATTCGGTCCTTTGTAATGGCAACGACAACATCGACTGTTTTCTCGATCTCTCCGGTGCGCTCCGCCAGGTATGCCTTTACGGCTGGACTCTTGAGAAGCCGCGAGGCCGCAGCTTTAGCCGACGCCTTTTTCTTAACAGACGGGTAGGCCATCTGATAAGCAGCATAGTCGGCCATGGACTTTCCGCCGTCCTGGCCGACCTGGAGCTTATTGTTGCAGAAAATTATTTGCTGAGGCGTTAACTTCTTCATAATAGATTGAACCCCACACAAGTAACAATGTCGCTGGGAATGAACGTGCGCTTGTAGACGGTCTGGAGAACGTGCATCAAACCAATCGGCTTCACGCAATCAAGGTCATGCTCGTTCTTGAGAACGAAGTCCGGTATCTCAATCAGGTTGCATACCGTGACGTTGACCAGGTTGCCGGAGCCTATGAGGTTACCCTGAACATCGGTCAGGCCGATAACATCGCCAATCCTATCGCTGAGAGCGGCGTGCTTGATTCCGGCGCGAACCGTGAAGTTGAGGCCCTTCCGAAACGTCGGATTTCCAAATGCGATAACGTACTGAGGGTCAAAACCCTCACCTAATGCCAGCTTACTCTGATTTTGCGGTTTCTTTTTTTCAGTCATTTTTCCCCCTTCAGTTTAAATTTATTACCGTATAGGTACCCTGAGTATGCTTATTATCAAATTCTTAAACTCATTGAACGAATAAAGTATCCTATTCAACGTAGCAGGCACATCATCCGGCGAGTGAAAGTGCATTTCAACAGTCCTTTCCAGGAGCGGTTGAACAGGATGAAAGTCACCCACCTTTCTTGGGTCCTTTCGTTGACTTAATTTCATTGTCAGTATTAGCATCTTTCCCCCTGAATGTTTTATCGTAGTTGGCCCTGAACGCAGGCGAAGCGCTTTTGTCCTTTCGTTTTTGGATATGGCCTGCCATTATTTTTTCCTCACGTTCACGGTAAACAGAAAAGCGTTCAGATTCTCCAACATAGCACGATAGATCCTGGCCTTGGCCATCTCGGTTCTCACTTCGATGTTCCAGCCGATATTTGGCTCTTCGTAAAATGTTGGTAGATTCATGAACGCTGAACTATGGCGTATATTGTGGCACTTCCCGCATAGCGGGAGAAGGTATACATCTGAGGGCTTAAGTGCGGTTCCACCGCCGCCGCCGATACGCTCGTGGTGAGGATGGAAACGCTCTCCGGCTTGCCTTACTGCACCGCAGCGGAAGCATACCGGCAGGCGTGAAACAAATTCCTGGTAAGCCTTAAGGTCCCATGTAACGGACTTCAAATAAGATCGAATCATTTTCTATCCCCCGATAGTTTTAGTCGATTAATCCAAGGCTCCTGGCCGTATCAACATTGAACCAAGTGGTGCGGCCTTCTAATCTTTCCCACTCGTCAAGTGGAGTTGTGGTATATTCATCAAGTATCCCGAGATACTCGGCTCGAAGAAGCTCCATAAGCTCGTTCTGGCTGCGTATATCGCTCGCTGTTTCACGACCAGGCCACTTCCATAGGGCTGCCTCATGGACCATGAAGATCGTTCCAGGAAGGGCATCTCTGTGGCTCCCGACGGCCATAATGGGTACGGCTGCTGAAGCGACGATACCGGAAGCTTCAATATTGATTATCATGCCCTGTTCTTTAAATCGAATTATGTGCTGTGCCAGCGCCAGGCCGGAGAAAGCATCGCCGCCAGGAGAGTTCAGAAATATGGTTACCTCTTCAATTCCCCTACCCTGGAAAACTATCATATCATTCCATAGGCGGGTAACGTCCGCGACCGATAGGCCGGAAAACAATTTCAGATATCCAACATCGTGCATGACCCACGATAGCTGCGAAAGTTGCGGACCCTTAAGCACGCCTGCCCTATTAATGACGCACTCTGCATCATCGATCTGGACCGTGACGGCAACGTCAATGGGTATCGGATCTGATTTCAAAACCTGGGGTGCCTGTCCGGCGCAGCCGAACATGACAATAAGTACCGTTAGACATAGTATTTTTATGCGTTTCTTGAACATTTGTCACATATCTCCTATCGACTTGTATTTTATTCCCCTGGAAATTGACGGGGCCTTGACCTTGAGTCTTAAAACCCCATGGTTCCAGCATTTCAGGCATGGATACACCTTAAGATCATAGACCCTGAGGGGTTGGTCCCAGGTGAACCCACATTTTTTAATCTTACACTTATATCTATACATTTCCCGCCTGAAAGTTTTAATGGCGTATTTTTCTAAGAGGTCCCAATCGCCCCTTGCGGTTTATTTTCACCGACTTGGACGGGCTTAAGTACAGGGGTGCTTTTAGTAGTAAATATTTGTCAGGGTCTTTTCGTCTTCGTCAAAATTTAGAGACTCAGAAATTAATTCTGCCATCACAAAAGTCTCTACCCTCTTGACATATTTATAGACAACCCCGAGGGTAGTTATAACCCCCTTTTCCTGAAAGATAATTTCAGGGACCTGGGCCGCCGGATACCCTTTGATGAAATAGGTCTCAATGATATCCTTGGCAAGCATTGAATTCTTTATGCCTGACCCCCTAAAAATATTGTCAAGAAGTACACCCTTGAGATGTTTGGAGAAAACTATTCTCCGGTTGATCTGTTTCCTGATCCTATTTTTTGCGGATTCAATTCGCTCAAGGACGGCCTCGCTTGAGATCCCGAGTTCCTTGGCCACCTGGGAAACTCTCTTCGACTCAAAGAAAAACATATCAACGGCTTCTCTTTGTTTTGCCGTTAAGCAAAATTCATCAAGAGATTTGATCCCATAATAATCAAGATCGAACGGCCTATCGTCCGGCGGAGACCCCTGGACCAAATAGTCCATATAGGATTCGTCTCCGCACAAAACGACCGTATCGCTATCCCATGGAATACTGGACCCCTTCTCCTGGGCCTTAAGCCAATTCTCAACCAGGTCGCAGGGCTGCCCCTGTTTCGGTCCAGGCATCAAGCAAAGCTTATTCGTGCATTTATCGCAGCCCTCAGGCTCCGGCACACGCTCGCGTCGATTAATTTTCATGGCTCATTTCCTTAATCAGGCCCCAAATTAAATCCATATAATTCTGAGTGTCAATCAGGGCATCCTTAACACTCTCGCCTTCAACCTTAAGCACACCCTTGGCGGCAAAGGTTCGAATGCGCTGGATCTTATCCTGGACCCGCAGAAGGATTCCGAGGATCGGATCAATACCGAGGTTTGTGCTTCCCCTGAAGTTGGCATAAGGATCGCCGGAGCCGCCGCGATAGTCATGATTTTTTTTCATCATGATCTCACGCCCTGCCGTGTAAAGCTCTTCCTTGCAAAAGAGCGGGTTTGGATATCCGCCGTCAAGGAATTCACGCTCTTCAGAAACCGGCTCGAAGTGCGTCCCTGGATCAAAAACAAGTGGAATGGCCACGGCCTCACGAACATCGACCTTGAGCGGGTTGACCATATCAAGCAAATGGCTGAAGGTTGTTGTCTCCAGGACCGAAGGCGGTATCCAGCAGCCGTGGGCTTCCCTGAGCCAATTCGCAAATGGCAGCATTCCCCTCGGAAAGAAAAGCTCACCGATAGAATCGCTCCTAAGCAAGTCATCGTAGGGAGCCGGAAAGACACGTTGTTGCGGACCCGCGCAGGGCAAGGTCGAAGCGTACTCTTTGATATCTTTAAATTTAAGCATATACAATCCCCCCTAATTCACGTTTAGATCATACCAGGTCACGCCCAATGCGTATGCCTGCCATATATCTGCTACAAAACCTTTGAAGTATTTTTCACGAGCGGCATTAACCATTTTGTTTCGAGTTAATTCCTTATCAACGAATTGTTGATAAAGATCCGGCGTGAACCGCTCGATTAATCTCGTAATTATTTTACTATCATTTGTCCCCTTGTCCTGGCCTATATGCCAGCGGATCTTAGATCTGTTTATCAAGGTGAAGCTGGCAACCGAAGCCTCGCATAGTCTGCCGCTCCAGAATGCCGAGTCTGTAATTTCGCGGCCTGCCCACTTCCGGCCAACTATCTCTTCCATGGCCAATATGTCATGATCCCAATAGTCATACTCAAGGCTCTGCCGAATGTCATCATTGGCTTCCTTGTTAGACTGCTTGATCTTTAGATTTTCCATCAGGACCCATGCTGATTCGGCGGGACCTGGATCAATAGCGAGTATTCGCATTAACGCCTTCCTTTTGAATTCGTGCCTTTGCCTCTTCATAGTACGGGCAAAATTCGTCGAACCGTTGATTTATGCATTGTCCGTCTTTGTTTGGCTCAAAGAAGTCACAAGTCTTCTGAACTTCTTTGCTATCCCCAGCTTCACAACTCCGCATCATTCCACCTGGGCTTGATAGGTCTGTCATGCTGGGTTCCTTTTGTGATAGGACGGCTTGGCCATGGCCCTCTACCGGTGCGTACCAGGCGCATCATTCCGATAGTGCCGCCACTTATGGTTTATGGTGGTTTACTTTTTGTTAATTTCTCCTGTCCCTTCGTGGCGATAGCATTTTACAACCAGCGCCGGAAGCTCTGAATTTATGGCGTGGGCTGCTCCAATCCCCATTCCACCATTCGGTGCTGCCATTATTTTTCCGGCTGAGTCGGCAACTATCGAAGCGCCGCCACCAAAACCGATGTTCCAGGCAGACCCGTCGGCTGCGTCGCCGGAGTCGTAGATAATGACGGCGTGAGTGGCACCATATTTCATTGCCATTGCAGCGCCTTTGCCTTCCAGACCGGATACACTGATTTTGGAGCCGTCAGAGTAAACGTATAGGTTGCCCATGTAAACGCCATCAGAAGGAATACCTTTGATAAGATATTTCGTGGCGGGATACTTGTAGGCAAGCGCCCTGTCTATCTTTGCATCATCTGCGTCGATACCCAGGTTGTAGGCAGCCGGACCACTGAGGCCCATGCCCTGTACCCAAAAGCTTCCGAGCGTGCGAAACTTAAAGGTTTTACCCTTTGCAAACTTGGCATCTGACTGAACCAGGGCCGGTCCCGAGATATGCTGATAGGCGGCCTCGTAGGTATCGCCTTCAATAACCACCTTGGTATCCTGGGTAACTCCCTCGTTGTTGGCCGATTGTTTTTGGGCCATCTTCTGTCTTTGAAGTTGATCCTGGGACTGTTTGTTTTTCAGGTCAACGTCAACAATGGCCGCCGCGCCAGCGGTTGCGCTGGAGTTCGACCGGCTGGTGTTGGTAATCGAGTTATCAACATTGGTCGTTTCCGAACAGTCGATAACGAGTCCGGCGAGGTTGTGGCACCGGTTCTGATTTCCGCCAGGTCCGTCGCCGCTTTTCTTTGCCATCGCAACCGGCGCGAAGGCCAGGGCTGCCACCATTGTCAAAATAACAAATAACTTTCTCATGTCTGAATCCCCCCGTTAAAGATTAACTGTTAGATTATAATTTCATTATACCACACTTCTCAGGTTTTGTTAACCAGTTTTTTTAGAATGGAATATCGTCGTCAACTGGTCCGCCACCGGTTGTTCCTGGAGCGCCTGGATAGTCTGCCTCTCTCGGCGTATGACCACCACCACCGCCCTTGTCTCCGCAGAATTCGAACTGCTCACCAACGCATTCTGTTTTGTACCGCTTTACGCCGTCCTCACCTTCCCAATTACGGGTTTGTGATCGGCCTTCGACATAGATCATCTTTCCCTTGCTGAAATATTCTCCAATGACCTCTGCCTTTTTTCCCCAAAAGACAACGGGTACCCACTCAACTTGTTCGACCTTATCTCCGGTTTCTTTGTCTTTCCAGGATCGTGAAGTAGCTACGCTGAAGTTTACTACCGCCGCACCGGACGGGGTAAATTTAACCTCAGGATCTTGTCCGAGTCTTCCCTGGATTATCCACTTGTTTGCCATGTTACAAATCTCCCTGTTAGTCGTCAAATACAATCAGGCCGGTTGACCCTACCACCAATCTTTTTACTGCCTGTATATCACCCCCTCTAATCTGAACGACCGCGAAGCCGAGTTCATTGGGCGGGTATCCGGCACGCTCGGCGTATCCTGATTCCGGCCCATAAAGTTTAAGAAAACTTCCTGTATTAACGAACCACCGATAATCTGGATGGATAAAACCGTCATGCTTTTTGGCAGAAGTATATTTCTGAATAACTTCATCGCCCTGCCCCTCAATGTAAAGCTGCGATATTGGCTTCTTTACAATGAGCTTATGCGTATGGCCCATCGACATTAACAAACAGTCACCGGCCTGTGCCTTCAGATGGTTCTTGAGGGCTATCTGCATATTAACTTTCGCACGCTCTGGCGGCTCAACCACTGAGTTTACTGACTTCCAGCCGTGTCCGACATAATGATTGAATGCAAACTGGTCATTGAATCCCCACCGCGCCGGTATTCGATATGTTATATGCGAGGTATAGGTCCCATAGTTGACGCCGAGTTGGCGGCATAGCTCGGCTGTGAGGTCGCCGTAGGCATGGAGCCGCTGGGGATGGTTGCCGTCCAGGATCATGAGCATATGTTCAGCGATAGGCATCCGGTTCTTGACGGCTTGGTCAAGCTGGGCCATGGCGTTATCCTTTTTGACCTGGCGCTTTGTTTTGATATTGCTCTCGTTAAACCGCACGCCATCGTTTAGAACGTCCTCGTAAACTTCCACATTATTCGACTGATACCGGAAGTCATTTATGAGGATCGCTTCCATAAAGTCACCGTGGTCGATGACCTTGTTCTGGCTGATCGGCAGTCCATCCCACCGAGAGGTCACCATATCAACCATCATATCCCAGCCGTTCTTATGCCGGTTGGCCGATCCCTCGTGGTCGTCGCTTATCAGGAACAGGTTACAATCCTCGTGCGGCAACGTAAAGTCAAATCTAAGCATATTCATTCCTTTCCCTGCAATTCAGGCAATGTTTTAGGTTTTTGTCTGCATCTATATCAAGCGCCTTTGAGCATCTCCGGCACCTGTATTCAGATTCATATTTGTCTTTTCTTTCCTGGTTCTTTTCAAGCTCGCGTTCATAATAGGCCCTATCCTTGGCTCTCTTATTTCGCATATAAACAACGTTAGCATCAAGGTGGGGCCTACACTTGCTGTAACCTTTAATCGTCTCCCTATGGCACGATTCCTTGCAGCATTCGACCATTATTCGCCCCATCCCCGTCCGTCTTCTCGACCGAAGGCTATGTTGACGAAGCTCGCTGTATCAGGATGAAACTGAACCGTACTATTTCCGGTAGGTCCATTGCGCTGCTTCAATGTCATTATGTCGGTTTGGTGCATAATTTCCTCTTCGAGTTCGTAATAGCCAGGGCGGTAAAGAAATGAACACACATCAGCGTCTTGCTCAATGTTACCGGATTCCCTGAGGTCTGAAAGCATAGGCTTCTTGTCCGGCCTCTGTTCGAGCTTCCGGTTCAGTTGGCTCAGTACCATTACAGGAATGTCAAGGTCTTTCGCCATCGCTTTAAATCCGGCGGTCATAACCCCTAATTCGGTATTTCGATTGTCGCCCGTATCCCCCTGGACCAACTGAAGATGGTCGATTATAACGAGTTCGATCCCATATTTTACCTTGTATTTCCTGGCCCGTCTTTTAATCTCCATCCAATGAAGGGCCGCCGTATCGTCGATATAGAGAGGGTAAGAGTGTAGCTTGTCCTGAGATCGTTTAACCTGGTCCATCTCAGAGGCGGTAAATCCACCGGATCTAAATTTATTCGTGTTCACACCAGAATCAAAGGCTATTGCCTTGTCCCTAAGCTGCGCCTTGCTCATTTCTAAAGAGAAGATCGCAACGGGAGTGCCGTCTGAGGCCACGTTGAATGCCACCTGGAGCGCGAGCGAGGTCTTCCCCATACTTGGCCGAGCAGCCAAAATAATTAGATCTGTTTTCTGCATACCACACAAAACGCCATCCCAATGATGGAAGCCGGTTGCGAGTCCGGTTATTTGTTTACCACGCTCATAAAGCATATCGTAATAGTCAAAGCTGTCCTGGATGATCTCGGAGAACGACGCGACCGACTCTTTCTGCATACCATATCCGAGTTCGAAAATCTCTTGCTGAAAGCGGTCTATCGTTTCCCTGGCGTCACCGCCGTCCTTATAGCATCGCTTCGTGATTGCATTACAAATCTCAATGCCCTTCCTGAGGGCATACTTCTCGCGGATCTTTAGGATATAATGCTCAAGGTCGGTCGGTACCGGACAGTCAACAAGCTTGGCGAGGCCAACGCCACCGCCGATCTGCGCGAGAAGGTCTCGCTCTTTCGCTATCTGGTGGACCGCAACCAGGTCCGGCGTAATGCCCTTGGCAACAAGTTCAGCTATGATTCCAAATATTTTTGAGTTGGGTCCAGAATAAAAGTGGTGGGCCTGAAGGCTATCGACAATATCAAGGACTTCTGACGGCAGCAAGAGGGCCGCCGAGAGAACGCTGTCCTCAAAGTCCTGTACGTTTGGTGCCTGTTTAAAATCATCCATCGATTCTTTTCCTTATGGCTTTAAGCGAATATGGTTTATGGTCTGGACAATGTAAACGAAGCTGAGATATAAGGCTTTCATAACCGAATTCCTCACCAGGGCTGCCGAGGTAACCCCTAACGAATTCATTGTAAAACTGATCGCGCTTTGAATTCTTAGAAGCTTTCTTGACAAAATATTCAGGGTTCATCTCCTTGGCATTCGCTATCCAGGTCTGCCAGGTACGATACCAATCGGCCCACTCGCTGCCTCGCTTCAGATGGTTCCTGCAAAAATCCTCAAAGATTGGCCGGATCTCGACGACGATCCCCTTCTTCTTGGCCCATGCTTCAAAATTTTCAGGAACGGAACTTGAGTTCTCATACAGGTCCTCAAGTTCACTTGGCAATGGAGTCGGTTTTGCCTTTGTTTTTTTCTTTGGCTTTGCCGGTTTTTTCTTTAGTATTTCTTTTTCTACCTCTACCTCTACCTCTTGTAGGCTTACGGTAGGCTTATTTGAATTTCGGTTGTCTCGTAGTTTCAGTAGTTTAGGAACTTTCATTTTCAAAACGTTTTCGTTATGTTCCTGAAACGTTTCCGGTTTGTTTCCGAAACGTTCTGGAAACGGGACGCCTTCTACCCACCCCAGCATTGTAGTCTTTCGTACAAGAAAATACAGGAAAGGAAGCACTCTTTTTGGTTTTCCAGATAGCAACTCACACCAATCCCCAATAGACATTTCAAGGCTGCATCTACTATCTCTTCGTTCCATTTTTTCCGACACGGCTTCAACAAGCAGCCAATAGCGAGCAAGACCTTCAAGCCCATACTTCCGCTTGAGAAGCTTTAAAAACTCGCTGTTTCGAGCATCTGAAAAATGCTTAAACCATCTCATTAGTATTCCACCTTTTTAGGATCTGGAATATTTAGGTTTAGGAATTCCGCAGCCCACCGCCGGACGGTCTCAATATACTCCGTGAACTCAACGGTTGAAAGGTTTGCGGTACTCGGCACCGTGGGGAACTCAACGCCCCCGATCATGTTCTTTTCGTATCCAAGGAACTGCATGGCCAGGGACTTATGGACGGCATTTTTATCGGACTCTCCGATATGCCTGGCGATATAATCAATGACGATTCCCCAATAATATTTATTCTGCCTGTCGGTTCTGATAACCCGAACCGCCCTGATTATCTCGTCATACCACCAATCGTGCTTCAACGTCAATAGGGACTTGTCGAAGCTGGCCTGGTCTTCGCGCTTCAAGATCCCATGAACAATTTTGATTCTGTGAATTGGAAACATTTTTATCCTCTTCTTTTAGTATAGCACATTCCTCAGGTTTTGTTAACCCAGGTCTGTTTGGTGGTCAACAATATCCCTGGCGGATCTCGGTATCTGAATATTAATTTCAGGATCTTCGTGGATACTCTCCGCTGTTATTCCGACTGCCTCTAAGTTCCGGCGCAGCTTTACCATGGCTTTGCGGCAAATCTTGCTCGCGGTAACCTTACTAAAATTAAGCTCGTCACCGATCTCCTGGAGTGTCATGGCCGGTCGATTCATAACCTCGGGCCACTCGGCATGGAATTCCTTCTGCTCGTCCTGGGGTACGAATTGCTTGTTGTTTTTATACCACTCAGCTTCAAGCTCTTTCGGGTCCCATATCACTTTTGATCCTGGCCATTCTGTCATATTAAATTCCCCCTAAGAAAAGACTCGTGAATACTGAAAACAGCGCCATTAAAATCAACCAGACATATCCTATATATTTTGTTGGTCGTCTCATTACTCCCCCCTTATCAGCCTGGCGATATGCCAAACGAAAAGGCCAAGGCCGCACGCGACCACACCTATTTGGCAGGCGAACGCAGCGTACTTGGCTATTGCGATTATTGTTGGATTCATCCTTCCCCCCTTAGTAAATGGTTATCCAAAATCCGTGGGTATCTACCTCGCTCGTGAACCGCTGGCCGTGGTACTTCAGGCCGGTCACGAATTCTGCCATCAGCATCATCTGGTCATTTCTGAAAAATACTTTTCCCATAATTCCCCCCTCTTGGTTTTGGTTTTCCTTCATGCCTTTAATAAGTGTAACATGAAGGAAAACTAATGTCAAGAAGATTTTTAGATTAGCTGGAAGTTAATCTCCTGGACCGTGATAGCAACGGCTTCCTGGTTGAATAGAGACTTGTATTCCTCGGCAATGGCTGAAATCTTGGAAGCATTCTCGTATGCCTTCTCGTGGATGATTTCGACAACAAATGACATTTCCTTGACACCTTTCCACATACCGTATGCTTCAAAGTAGGTGTACCCATCAAAATATTTGTCGATAACCTTCTCACGAAAGTCCATCAATTCAAAATAGGTTACCTCACTTGCTCCGCCTGGGCCGGAGATTGTCCGACCAAAATACATCGTGGTTTTAATCATATCTTTCCCCTTTGGTTCTGGTTTAGTACAGGCAGCCGTGAACATTCTCGACTGACGATCTCTATACCGCTTGGCTCCAGGGCTTTGGATTCTCACTATTCCCCCCAATCCAAGTATCCGCCGTTTTCCTGCTCTTCGAATTCATCCTCGTCCAACTCGGCGTCTTCGTTATATCCTTCCTTCTCGCCGGAAGCTGTAAAGTCTGCGCCGCATTGACGGCATCTCATGTAAGTTGATTTTCCAAGAGTCCCGAGTTCTTCGCCCTGGCCCCCGCACATCGGACAGTCTTCCATAATTCCCCCCTAAGCGTAAGTGTTAATATTGATTCCGATCTTTGCATTACCATTTTGGATTAACGTAGGGCGCTCCGCTCCGGCTCTCGCTTGGACTTTCACCGGCTGTTTCGTCTGCAAAGCTGGCAGCTTTCGTTTACAGGTCTCCGGCGCAGCAACGCCACCCCACGTTAAGAGTTTCTTAGTCATTGTCAACTCCAGTTAAAAAGTGGCTGTTGATAGAGTCGTGAGAGTCAATGAGATTAACGATCTTCGCTGCCTCGGCGCGGCAGACCTTGGAGAAGTCCAGGTTTGCCTCGGCATCGAATTCATTAAACGGCTGGCAGGCGTTCAGCACTTCTTTGATCTTGTCGATACTTTTGTCCACCATCTCCGGTAGTCCAACCCCCAATTTACCTTCATCCATTTTTTTTATCTCCCTGTTTAAGTTTTTTTTAATAATCGCTATCGAAGTTCTCGCCATTCATCTCGGCTTCACGCCGCCAATCGGTACCCTCGTGGATCTCTTCGCACTTATCACACAAGTACGGGTATCCGGTAGGGCTTGTGCTTCCGCACTTTACGATGACCTCTTTTCCGCTGAAGCCACGCTCTACATAAACTTCCATTTCCTTATTGCATCCAGCCATTTTTTTCTCCCTGTTTAAGTGTCTTTCTAAAGATAACATCTTTTTAATCGTTTGTCAACCCCTTTCGGGATTATTTTTTTAAAAGCGTCTGACCCTGAAGGGATTCGAACCCTTACGGGAATATTCCTGGTTCCCTTAGCCGTAGGTTGCCAGGCATTCCCTAACCAATAAGCGCACTCGACTCGGCCTTGTCTCAGCTATGGCGCTCCAGGGCCACAAGTTTTTAGACAAACGATTTGACGGGCATACCAGCGGCGATCCGTTTCTTCCTGGGCTGGGTATTAACGGGGTGTCCGCGCAGCGCCTCTTTTTTGCAGAAGCAACCGTAGCACCGCCTCGCGTCCTTTTGCTCTACCATGCGAGCTTTGATTTTTTTTCCACATCGGCATTCCCTGTCAGATTTCTGATCGTGCGAATGAGATTTTTTCATAATTTCTCCTTTGTTTTTTTTATTCACTCAGGTATGGCCACGGATTTTCACATGGGACTGCTACCCATGTTCACTCCTGTACTATCTGAGAAAGGAGTCCAGTAATCAGTGTTTATGACGGGCTTAACCGACAGTGACCTGAGTGAACAAATTGTTATTGGCTGCAATGGCCAAATTTTTCAGTGTTAAATTCAAGGATAAAGATACCGGCCAGCTTTTCAATTACGATTGCCTGCTCGCCATCTTTAAGCTGGGCAAATTTAAGAAAGGACTCAAAACTAATTTCAAGAACCTCACATATTCCGGTTGTAAGGTCTCCGTGGCGATTCTCCTGGTTCATTTTGATGACTTCGAGCTTCGCAGTTTCTTTCGTCCATGCTTTGAACCTACAAGGTGAACCGTCTGGTTTAGAGCTTATTGTTACTGGCATTTTTTTATCTCCCTGTTTGAGTGCTAATTACATCATCTCATAATACTATATTTTTGTCAAGTAAAAACTTTATTTTTTTTTTAGGGTTAACAAAACCTGAGGTTTGTGTTATAATGAAATTATGACATACAGAAATGATACAGGGTACCCATCCGTCACCGACGTTCTTAAACCTTTTATAGATACCAGGTGGTTTAAGCCGATCCACTCCACCAGGGGTAATGAGGTCCATAGGGTTGTCGGCTGCAAGATGGTTAAGTCCTGGGCGAAGCCAATCAATCCGGCCTGGCAGGGATACGTTGACTCTATACTAAGGTGGACCGATGAAAATATCAAGGAAGTCGTTGAGGGCGAAGTCAGATACCAGGATGACCTTTATAAGTACACCGGAAAACTCGACCTTGTGGCATACCTTATGGACTCAAGGCTCGCGCTCATTGATTTTAAAACGTCTCTCGCTACGAGTAAAACCTGGAAGCTTCAAACAGGCGGCTATAAATTACTTTTCGAAAAGCATAACCCTGACAAAAAAGTAGATGTAAGAATGACTATTAGGGGCAGGGAAGACGGTTCAAAAAATGCTCTGGTTAATGAATATAATGACCATGAGATTGACCAAAATCGCTTCCTATATGCGAATGATCTTTATCACAATTTAATGCTGTAAAGGGGGAACATGAGTTTAAATTTAAGTTCAAAAAAGAAAGAACCGAAAGTCGTAGAGCCTGAGTTAGAGGCGGAAGAGACGCCCGAGGCTGAGGTCGTCGAAGACAAGGACACCGTATGGATCGATGAAGTGATGGTCCGAAAACAGTCCTTTGACCTGGAGCCTGCAAATCAGATGTTTGCCAAGATCCATAAGTACGTCGATGAAATGGCGAAGCAGGCCGACGCCCATAAGGTCATTGATAAACCGACCATGGATAAGGCAATAGGCATGGGTACCCAGGCAAAGCAGTACATCAATAAGATCGAAAAGACCAGGGTTGAAGTAAAGGCACCCTATCTGACCTTTGGCAAGAAACTGGACGCACTTGCAAAGGGAGTGGCCAAGCGCCTTGAGGCCATTCAAGAGAGCCTGCGCGAAAAGATCCGGCCCGTTATGATTGCCGAAAAAGCGAAGGAAGAGAAGGCCCTTAAGGCCGCAGAGGAAGCCAGGAAAGAAGCTGAGAAGGACGTTACCCCAGCCGCCGATCCTGGTTTTGAAAACAAATCAGTACCGGCCCCATTGGCTCCGCCGACTCCGAGCGCCACTACCGGCGGCCCCGTCCAAACGGCTTCCGGCTCCGCTGGCCTGGTAAAGAAAGTGACCTGGACCGTACAGGATATCACGAAGGTACCGGCTGAATATCTGACCGTCATCGCTTCCAAGGTCAATAAGGACGCGAAGGCCGGAAAGAAAATACCTGGTATCAAAATTGAAATAACCGATGAAGTTTCCATGAAAGCAGCAAAATCATAAGGGGGAATACATGACTGACGAAATTAAAGATATAAAACCAATGACAAAATCTCTGGTCCCAATCGATCCGACCACCGGCCAACTTGCGCCGACCGACCTTGAGGGTATGTGGCGTATCGCTTCGATCATGGCAACATCTGAAATGGTCCCGAGCGACTACCGGAAGAAGCCAGAAAAATGTTTCGTGGCAATGCAACTTGGAATGGAAGTCGGCCTGGGATACATGGCAGCCATCCAGACTATATGTGTCATCAATGGCAAACCGGCCATTTATGGCGACGGCGTACCGGCTATCGTTCAAGGTCGCGGGAAGTGTAAAAAGTGGGATGAACATTATGAGGTCGGTGAAGAGGCAACGAAACATTATAGAGGCGTTACCGATCTTAATCAGTGGCCGGACGAATTGACCGCCGTATGTATCCTGGAGCGTGAAGGCTTCGATGAACCCTTTGAGGGTTATTTCAGCGTTGCCGACGCGAAGCGTATGGGTAAATGGAATAAACCTGAAAGTGGCGGTGGCCTGTCGGTATGGCAGAAATACCCCCTGAGAATGCTCAAAATGAGAGCCAGGGGCTTCGCCACCAGGGACGGTTTTTCGGATCATCTGAAGGGTATCGGTATCGCTGAAGAGCTTCAGGACATTCCGCCCGAAGTTGTATCCGGCGCAGTCGTCGAAGAGGCTCCGATCAAAACAGGGCTTGACGCTGTACTGGAGACCGAGGACGGGCAGATAGTTAATGCCGAGTATACTGAGCCGGAAAAGCCGGAAAGTCCTCAGGAAACGCCTCTCAGCGACGCACAAGAGGCAATAAAGCACCCTTTGGTAGTGGATCTGGAGTCTAAAAAGTACAGCCCCTACCTTATTGACCAGTTTTGCACATGGGCGGCTGAAAATAACGACATGGATCTCGTCTCATTAATGAACGAGGCCATGGGGGATCTCATTGGTTTTGAAGCGTCCATGATCGAATACGCCAAGAATCATAATCTTGAAGTATCGGACCAGGCCGCCACCCCCTCACCCGAGGAAAGATCATTAACATCTGAAGTGCCGGAAGAGACTGAAACCGCCAAGGAAGCCAACGAGCGTGTAGATGCTGCCTTTGAAAAGTCGGCAGAAAAAACGGTCAAGGCCGAGCAAATGTCACTGGAAGATTCCATCGATAAGTCGGCAGAGCTATGCGAGACCACCGGCAAGGTTTTGGATGACGCCGAGGTACCCGACACTGACCGGCAGCTTGCCACTGAGGACGGCATCGTCAAACAGGAGCCGGTAAAGAAAGCAGACCTGGACCCCATGGCCGACATTGAAGGCTGGGTCTCGGGGTTCAATGCTCAATACCGCCTACTGCCCAAAACCAAGTTCAGCCACTTCGTTATAGCCAACGAGGTCAAGTTCAGACAACTGTTTGAATATGCCCCGACCGTCTACGACAAGGCTGTCGATAAGTTCACCCGCTTCTACGGGGATGATCCATGGCCGGTAGTCCTGGACACCGAGCGTGACCAAACCGAATCTCATGAAGAGGTATCGGAAGCCGACAAGGAAGCCATAGCAGACCTGGCAAGCGACGACGTTACGCCGGAGCCTGAGACCCACAAGGTTAATGAGGCCGCCAGGTTGTTCAAGGACGAGGAAGGTATCGACCATAGAGAAAAGCTGAAGCGTATGAAACAGCTATGGCCGGATCAACTCAGCAAGGTCCTGGCCGCTCTCAAAATGGGAAGTGGTGGACTAACAGCCGGAGCGGTTGAAGTGATATCATTCGCGCTGAGAGAGGAAATTGCTAAAGACAAACTCCAGCAAGCAAAGGGGAAAAAATAATGGGGAGTGCTAAAAGAGCGGAAGGCGAGTCCTTTGAAGATTACAAGGACCGCCTTAAGAAAGAGGCAAAGGCCCTGAAGCACCGGCTCAAAGGTCGCTTCTCGTGGATCTCTGCAATCGTGGTACCGGACGCAAAGAAGCTCGGTGCCTTCAAGAAATTAAAAGTAAGAGGTACCTATGTTAATACAAAAAAACGTAAAAAGAATAGCGACTGATCTCGACGAAACCCTGTTCGATATGATGACGCCGTTCAAGCAGATTTTAATGAAGCGTCATAACGCGAGGGTGTTACATGACTCGGGATATAATATAAAGACGTTTCCCGAAACCACTGACGACGATGTATGGGACATTTTTAAATTCCTTTATGACGCCCATGTTATGTGTGAGCCGTATCCAGGAGCAAAGTCTTATCTTGAAATGATATACAGACTTTCAGGAAGGCCGCCAATCATATTGACCTCAAGGCCGTTTGAATACGCAACTCAGACGCACGCCCAGGTCAAATCCCTCATTGGCGAATTGCCATATCACCTGATTATATCCGGCACTCCGGCGGAGAAAAAATACCTATACGCCGACCACTTTGATATTATGGTTGACGACCGGATCGAAACACTCATGCACCTGGCGTCTCACTGTCAGAAGGATTGCATCCTGATAAAGAAGCCCTGGAATAGGAACGTTGACTATACTGCGGTCTCTGATAGAATAATCGAGGTAGACGGCGTTAGAGAAATAACGCCGTACCTCAGGTTATTAATCAGGCCGTTTGATAAGCGATTTAAACTTTAAACCCGCCCACCCAGCAGCAGCAGAAAAAGGCCAGGCTTGGTAACCTGGCCTTTTTTTTATTTCTTGAACCCAGCCCATGTCCGAATGCCGAACGTCGCAGCAATCATGCCTGTGAGCGCCCAGCGGTACCATTCTGGCGTAGACTCCAGGATCTTAAATCCATTCAAGGCGTATTGCTCAAGACCTGGTATGAAACAGAGAATGACAGGAGCGGTCAGTAGTATAACAAGGTATTCGTCCTTCCATGAATACTGCATACCCGTCTGCGCGGCAAGATCCATATGGCTCTTGGCAGCAACCCTCGCTATCTTTGCGTCAATCTTTGCCTGGGTTATTTTTATAGATCCCTCAGCCTTAACTTTCCTGGTCTCAAGCCATGATTTTCCGAGTGACCCAATGACCCCCAATAGTGGTGCAATGAAAGGTATCATTTATTCCCCCTTCCTCATAAGGTCTGCCAATTCGTCGGCACGCTTGCCAACCTGGGTAGCCCACCTGGAGTCGAGCATTTCATCGGCTGCCTTATCGTATTCGCCCATCTGAAGGGCTGTTAACATTTTTTGAAACTTCGACACGCGAGACATTCCCATATTAAAAAGCATATTGATAATGATCCCGCGCCGAACTGTATCGATATCATTAAATCCCCACCGGAGCGCCAGGAGCGTATAGTCTTTGCTGGCATCGTTATAATCCTGCTCGAATAAAATGTCAGCCACAACCGCCGGTACTCTTGAGCCTTCCAGGAGTGCATGGCCGTAGCCAACCGTAGGGACGCCAACTGAGTCGAAGTACACTGTCTCTCGGTATCCCTCATGGTGCTTGATCTGTTCCATAATCTCTTTGTCGTTCATAAAACCCCCTTTGTGGTCCACAAAATAGTTTGTCGTTTATTTATGAAGGTCTAATATAATTCGTTGAGTCTCTCTGAACCCATCATCTATTCGTTTCTCAAGCCTGGTCTGACGTTCATCCTGCTTATCATTTTCCAGCCGGACCTCTTGCTTGGTAGCGTATTCCTTTGGGGCTGCACTTACCTCGGTAAAAATCCATGATCCAAAAAATCCGAGAATTGCGATTAGAACCAATAGGGATGATCTCCATATCCAGGTCGGTTTATTCTGGCTAAATTCTTCTTTCAACGTGGTCATTACCGTTTCCTTTTATTTATCTTTTTTCTGGTCGTGTATGTTGATTGAGCGTGCTTCAACAACTCAACGTATTCTGGATGAATCCCCTTGCTTTCAAACACTTTTACCCTTGACATAGAATGGCTGTATCCATGCGTGTGCCAATGATTGCCTAAATATTCAGCGTCTTCCATCGTCTTCAGATTTGAAAACCATTCTTCTCCAGAAATTAATCTTCTGCTTGTTGCAAAACCCGTTACATTTTTAGAGTAGTCATTCGCCTGGTCTCTTGTTAGGAATTGATTCATATCGATGGTTGACCAGCCAACCTCTACTGGTGTAGGCCGTATGCTTCCATCTGCAATACAGTCTGGTGCGCTCACCGCAAGCTCTGGATGACGGGCGGTTAACTCACCATGCATTTCAACCCCTGCGAATATTTCTCCAGTTATCGAGTTCCTGATAGCTGGGATTATTCCTATATTGCAAAAAGAGTCGAACCTGTCTGCGTAAGCCATGAGACCTTCCTGGTCATCTCTTCCCGTATCGATAAGCTTACCAATGGCCCACCGCATTCGGTGAGACCCGCTGGCTGCAAGTTTAAGTCCATACTCTTTAGTCAAGATCTTAAATGTTAAAACGTGTTCAGGTGGCTCATATACAGGTAAGAATAAACCACGCCCGTCAATATGCCCACCGACCGCTTCCCCTGAAAGCCCAAGATCTATGGCCCTCAGGGCAAGTATAACGTGAGGCTCTCCCTGGAATAACGTACCGTCGGAGAGCCTCACGGCGGGTATGCAGACATTATGCAGACATGAGGACGCCGCATTTATTTGACATATTCCTGACGCGAACCGATTGTATCTTTCAGGAAATGACAGTCAGCCGAAACGACGATAGCGTGCAGCGTAGAGTTATTCGCCACACCAGAATTTCTCTTAAAAGAAATAATGATACACTCAGAAGCCTTGAAATTGGTTCCGGTTATATGGGCAATATCGGTCGCATAGTGTTCATGCTGATCGTAGTCCTGAACATCGACAATAACTTCAGCGTGGGTAGTCTCTCCAGGCCACGACTCTGAACCGAGAAGGGTCGGAGAAGAGGCCGAGGAAGTAGCTATCCAGGAGATATTTTCAACGCCAACCTCTCCACCGTCACCACTGACCGTCCAATGGAGATGAAGCTCAATGTCTGTGCCTTCCTTGTATGAGTGGGGAAGCTGTATCGTCATGTAGATATAGTTATCTGCGGTATCGACAAACTCTGCGGCCAGGCCACCCCTGTAAGCAATCTCGGACGCAGCGTTCGCGCCACCAAGTTTAGTTGCGGCCATCGGGACTACAACATCGTCCCATACCGGAGTGGCAAGCTCAATGGTCTTCTCAGCGCCGGTCACGATAACCAGGTCTGACGGCGTTACCGTATCGGTCTTAATGATCGCATCGGTAGCATCGTGGAAGATCGTAACGTCCTGAATCTCGAACCTTGCATTAGAAGCATTGTACGAGAGGAACTCACCATTAAGCGTGAGAGCCTGGGGCAGTACATCGGACAGGCCGATCATCGGCGGTATAGGAACAATGTCCACCAGGATAGAACCGGTCGAAGCATTCTTCTTTATACAATGACCAATAAAAATTGCTCGGTTTGGAGCCGTTGGTTTTACGTCAGTCAACTCACCTGGAGTGGTCGATAACCAAACGGGGCTACCCTCTGTAAGGTGGTCTGTATCAAAGTCACGAACCATGCCGCTTGAGGTAACATAGCCGGTTACACCGTCATTGATAGATTCAGTTGTAACGCCCATGACAACCGCTTCTGGAATTGAGTCCGTGGAGTCAGCATCGGCAGGCCGTATCTGAGGGAATGACTGATCTGTCGAATGGATATAGACAGGGGTGCCATCGGGTATTGGTGAGCCTGAGTTATTCTTCGCCTTGATAACGTGTTCCTGACCAAGCTGGAGATTTACATTTCCACCTGGCAGACCGTACTGAAGCGTACCATTGGAAGAGTCCCATTGTAGACGCCCAACCGCCACGCCATTAGAGTAGCTCGTGTCAAATTGAATGTAGTCAATACTACCTATCGGTGCGTCAAAATCCCATGTATTAGTTGAGCCGTTATATTTCAGGGCGTCGGGGTTTGTATTCGGGCCAATCGTTAGATCGTCCTCGTTGATATCAATCAGGTAATGAGCGATTGTAGTATCGTGATCCGGCGGTACGACCATTATAATCTCAGGGCCTTGGGCTGCGGCACCGGACAATAATTCAATCTTTCCAGCGAGTTCATCGGTCAATCCAAACTCAACAGAATCTATACAGAAGATGCTCCACTGGCTCGGCCCCGAACTCGCCGTAAGCTTCATTCCAGAAGTTCCATCATTCCCTATCTCAAGCACACCATTTGCATCTGTCCTGATATAAAAACCGTCACCGGCTGGCCCATCTGTGGTATGAAGCTTAATCGAAGCATTAACAGAATCGTCAACGCCAATGTTAATTCCACCGGCTCCGGTAAAATGCCAATCGTTTGTGCCACCGGCATACTTCAAAGAATCAATGTCTGTCTCTGGACCAATCGTGAGGTCATCCTCGTGAACCCTGAAGGTATAACCATCTATGGTTGTGTCGTGTTCGTTGCCGGTGTCAAGTGTTAACCTTCCACCATCAACCCCATCTACACTCGCATAGGCGTGAAATCTACCATAGTCCGTAGACAAGCTTCCAGCGCTCAGGGTATGTTGAGCGCCCAAGGAGCCTTCAACAACGCCTGACATATGGAAGTTCCCATCAAAGTAAACCGTCTTTTTAAATTCCCATTCATCATCAGCGGCGACAAACTGCATGGCCGTTGGATAGTTATTGGGGCCAATATGAAGGTTGCCAGAAGAAGACTTGAAGGCGTAAAAGTCCTGGGTAGTATCGTCGTCGGCAGAATTATAAACTCTTATTTCTCCACCCTCAACTTCTCCTGTCGCATGGCCGAACACTGATATGAGTCCTTTTGTGTCATCGTCCACTCCGACTTCAATGCTTCCGCCCTCTGCCACCACACCAGCCTCAAACGTAGCTTCGCTTACAACGTTAAGGGTGCCTTGAAATTCACCGCTTCCATCAACCTCTATTCCCTGGGCGTTCAACTCAAGCTGCATTGCGCCACCAGCGGCGTCCCAAAACTTTACCCTGGAAGCCGTAACGTCAAGCCACTCTTTTCCGGCCACCTTAGAGGTAATTTCTTCTCCATCAAATCTCGCTTTTAGAAATGTATTATCGTCGCCTATCTGAGCGTCATAACTGTCTGCATAGAAACTTCTATTGTTGTCGGTTAGAATTTCAACTTCTCCATCAGTATTCTTTGAGAGAATTATATCAGCGTTGCCATTCTCGTCTAACCGTATACCTTCGCAAGTTATCGTTCCGGTAAACTCGGTTCCACCGGCAAGCCACGACTGTACTGTCGTGCCATCAACGACAATAGAAACCTCTCCTGTGCCGGAGTCCTCTACGAATACCTGTGAGTCGCCATCGTGAATGGCGTCATTTATGTTTTCCCATCTTCCTGGTTTTCCACTCATATCTATTTCTCCTTATTGTTATTGAATCGCCAGGTGGGCGGTTACGGTTATTGGGTCTGCTCCGCCTGTCTCCAGGACCTTGATCTTGATCCATTGAGCGAGGGTGGGGCTGAACTGGTAGATATGAATTCCATCACCGCCAGGACCGCTTATCTTTGTATGAGCGGTTACGATATCCTTGGTCGGATCGTCAGAGATAATGAAATTGGAATTGTCATTTGATACAGCTACCTGAAACTTACCTGTACCATCACCGGTCAAAGCAATCTGGAGTGAGAACCACCCCTGCACATCGGAGTAAGATCCGAGTTTAAATGCCTGGGAAGTTAAGCTCGCACTCGCTAAGATCTCTCTTGCTCTGAAAACTCTGATTGTACTAATTGAAGCCATTTTGTTAATCTCCTTTTTTATACTTCGCGTAAACATTTCGGACGATTTTGTTTCTACGCTGATAGAGATTCTCAAGCCGTCTCTTCTTCTCAGCGCCGTCCATTCGTGGGTTTAGCCATACAAGCCGGATATCCTTATTGATCTCCGACAAATCTTTTCTGGCTTTACTGAACTGTTTTTTAAGGTTATAGAATTCTTTATTGTCCCTTATCAATTTCTGTGAAGCCTTGAAGTCACCGAGTTTGTCATAATAGTTCACGGTCCTTATCAGCTTACTCATTTCGTTATAGTGGTCATAGAAGCGAGTCATATATTTCGTATTCCTGGCCTCGCCCTTTTTAATAAACCTTGCGAACCCTGGATATTCATTCCAGGAGAGGTCTGGTCTCTCGGGGAAGTCGAATGCGTTTCTCACCATCGCGTCAGACATTCCGAGGATGAACATTCCGAACGTTCCCGTATACCCGCGAAGTAAATGCTCCATACGCTTAGGCGGAAGGTTAGCTGCACCGCCTATAAGCCGCATCGTCTCCGAGGTCCATGGGTCATAGCGCTCGCCCCAGCGAAGTCCGCTGAGTCCCTGGCCCTCTATCGGCCTACCGGTAAAGCTGACCTTATTGGCCCATTGCTCTGCAAGTGGCTTGGTGGCCTGGATACCGAGAATAGGATTAAACGCGAAGGTCTCTGTCGTGGCGTGTTTTAAGTACGTCCACAAGTGGTCAATGTCCTCGTTGCCCACCATCACGTTACCTACGGCCTCTACCGAAGTCGAAAATAGAACTCCAGTTTCAAACGGCTTTGGTATCCTGAAGTGCAAGTCTCCAATCCAGAAATGATAATATGCGAACCGGTCCCAATCCTCAAGCTCTTTGTACCGGTCGTCATCTTTATACATGAGCCATAACCCAAGCGACGCCAGGGCTATCATAAAAGCTTTCATTGCGAAGTGCGTCGGATTCTCCCTGGCTGCGCGGCCCATCTTATAAAGGCCCTGTGCGCGAGCGTTAAGGAATGGTATGGTCTGGATCATAAACTGGACGATACCGGCTGCACCGCTCATTTGAAAGTCCATCAGGTCCCTGGATGCAAAGTAAGCCTTCTCGGTCGTTTCACCCTTGGCCATCAAATTCTCAGCCAACTGAATCCTGGCGGCATTCTCAGATGCAGCGCCAACCCTCTCCCATACCTTTAGCATCTTGGCAGGCGTATCAAGGATTCTGCCTATGATAGTTTTACCTTCACTTCCTAACAAGTGATTGATAAATTTATCAGCAACGTTCTGACCCTTCAACTGCGTTTTTATATAATGGGCGAGGGCCTTTGGATCTTCAGACCTAACATAATGACCGCCGAATGCATGGCCGGAAGCCAGGTAACCGATATAAGCCTCGGTCTCACCCCACGCCTTCCAGAATCCTCGCATCGTATCAAAGAACGGTACGAACGATTTGGATATCAGGGACGTATGTAGCGTATCCCTTATCGCATTCGCAATTCGGAAGCCAGGGCCAAATGTCGCGCCGTAGGTCAACCATTTTTTAGAGGTCCTGAAGAAGGTCATAACCGCATTATCGAACTGGTGCGGGTTCATTCCCGAGATTGCAACGTACAATTCAGGGTCATTGACCTTGAAATACTGCATTTTACCAGCTTTCTGATAGCCGAGAAGCTGCTCACCGGACTTTTTATGAACATAGATAGCACCGGTAGCCTTTCCGTCCTTGTCCTTCTGAGCCTTCATTACGACGGTCTGAGACCATGGCACTTCTTCGATGACCGGTACGGGAACTTCTGTTTCTGTGGTATGCTTTATGATCTTAATATCTTTTTTCTTAAATAGATCATTGCTCGTTATTTCATCTCTGATATATTCCTGGGCCTCTTTGCGGTTATCAAACACATCGTAGGTTGTTCCGGTAACCGGATTGAATACAGAGAACTCGTTCTCCTTGACAATCCTGGTCAGTCCGGTAAGCACCTTATTGTCATTCGCGTACTTAACAGACGAAGCCCTGGCGACATTGGTTATTGAGGTATTAAGAAGGTGGGTCCAATTCTTCATTATGTTTTCCATTGGGTCACCGATCTTAGACTCTCCACCGGTAAGCCTTTTTATACCGGCACTCAGAAAATCCTTGGACCTCGGCGGCGCTCTCCAGAATTCAGCGGCGGTCACCGGATTTTCGATAACCCTGTAAAACGGAATGTAGAGATCTGATTCCCATGCTTCCCTGGACTCAGCATTTATAACGCCTGCCTTTGTAGCTATGTCAAGGATATTTTTGTTGAACGCCTGAAACTGTTCATTTATCTGTTCCCAGCTTAAGCCTTCTTTGTTTTCTGGCAGGCCAACCCATGCCATGATTTTTTCACGGTCTTCCTTTTTCAGCCAATGCTCGCGGCCCTGTACGTCAAGAGCCTCGGCACGCTGGGCAATCAGCCAATAGAAAAATTTAACGCCGTCATTGGGACCGAGCTTCTTTATCCATGGAAGGAAACCAGCTTTACGCATAACCTTCTTGGTGGCCGGATCTTTCATGACCTGGATGGTCATCGTTTTATCCCAATACAGCTTCCCATGCTCCAGGAATGCAGCCAGGGAGCCTACCGCACCAGGTACGCCGCGAGCCTTCATATATGCATGAGCCTCTCCGCCAAGCCATTGCTTAATTGGATCAAGCTTATCAAACGTCAGGTATCGCCAGTTGCTCCGGTCCTTACCCTTTCCGGTAAAATATCCGAAGGTCTCGGCCAGCTTCTCGCTCAGTGGCGTATCCGATCTGCCAATCTTTGAATTGAGATACTGAACCGCTCCGCGCTCCTGGACCCTGAATGCATCAAGGCTTAGGTAGATCTGCTCTTTGATCTGGACGTAGTTGGTATCCTCAACCTTATGGAAGATGACATAATTCTTAGACCAGCTTTCTTCCATGGCGGTATGTAAATTATCGATTAACTCAGGGTCTATGTGCTTCTTGAGTTCACCAACAAACTCTGGATCATGGTCCATAACCTTGCTCATTGCAAAATGAGTATCCTTAAGCCTATCGGGCAGCAATGGCCGTACCCTATTCAACTCTTCAATCAATAGATCCTGTTCGAAGAGAACCTCTTTTGGAATTCGACCGAACATTGTGTCAGCCTCAAACCTTACGCCATCGATACCGGCTGATTCGAATACCATGGTTGCATTTTTCTTAGAACCAAGAAGGCTTTCAAGCTCGCCGTAAACGTGCTTAACCAGCGGAGTTGTAGGATTGTTCAGTAGTCGATTTTCAAATGTATTAAAGACCTCGTTTCCAACTGGAAGATTCTCGCTTTTTTTGGCCTCGGCTATGATCCTCTTTATCTTTTTCATATCCATAGTTTTGAACCAATCTTCAAGTACCAGGTCGTCGCTCAACTCAACCTTGTGAACGATCTTTATTCCGCCGGTTGTGTCCAGCTTATAAGAACCTTCGTCAAGGGCAATCTCCCACTCACTTATTTCTGAGTATATCGCTTCAATCAATTCACCGTCAACTCTTCCAAGTCCAGGGACAGCCGTTACAATATTGTCGTCACCGCTGAGGCGCATATTTGCATTCGATGCAAAGCCTATCATATCGTAGAGGGCGTCAGTGATATATGTCGTAGCGTCGGCAGCGGTTATCTGACCATTATCCTTTTGCGTGTCTGACAATATATTACCGACCTCTTCCTCAAGAAATTTAATTACCTTATATCGTGCATACTCTTCAAGAGAGGCATCGCCGTCCGGCCCCATCACGCTCTTAAGCGTCCCGTCGTCATTAATATTTATTTTGTAGAAACCCTGTTTTACCCACTCTCCGTCCTTTACAATGTCAACCGTCCGAGAGAGTCCGGTAGTCTTTGCGCCTACGGGAACGCCTGTGGGAATGAGGTCTATTGTAAAGTCTTTTAGCTTCGCGCCCTTCTCGGCAACCTTCGCGTATTTCTTTCCGAGGTTGAGCGCACCGGCAAAATATTCACCCCATGCAAATGCCTGGAAGCCCTCTCCGGTTGACATATAGCCAAGGTCATATTGGGCATACTCAGCGCCGGTCCCATGATACACGGTTATCGACGCGAACACTTTTTGCTTGCGTTCATTGTTTTTGTACCCATCCAAATACTGAACAGTGGCCCCATCCCAATTACGCCTGGCACGCTCAAGGGCGTGAGGTTTATTGAGACCTCTGATCTCGTCAACGAACGACTGTCCAGGGGTGGCACCTATTCTCGGAAAGGTTATCTTTACCCTTGCGGTAAAGGAATAGTTCTGGTCATAAAACCCCTTCTGTATAAAAGGATCTTTGCTGAACCCGAGTAGATTATTAGGAGCCTTCGAATAAGCCTCGCTGGCTGCGTATGCCTCTTTTTGATTCATCGGTATGGAAGCGAATAGAGCTTCTTGCTTACCTGGTATGGGCCTCTGTTTGCCTTCTCTGAAGTCCTTAAGCTGTTTGTCTCTTATGGGTCCTATGTTGATACCAGCGTCAAGCCATTGCTGATATAGGGCCGCCTGATTAACATCTATCAGGCCCTCTACTGGTTCTTTTTTAATGAACTCTTTGATTCCCTTGACGACATTGGGATTGAGTCTCTCAACCTCACCGAGGCGTGGCCGTCCTTGCCCTTCAAGTAATTTTGAACGCTTTCTGAACTCTCCTGAGACAATTTTTGGCTCCGCGATAAGTCCCAAGTCTCTTGATATCTTTGTTGCCTTTGCAATTTTTTTGTCATATTCCTGCCCTTTCGGATTCGTCTTCCAATCATTTGATAACACTGAATGGTTATACCATACCTGGCCGAAGCCCTCATACGACGGGAACTCACGCTGTATGGCGTGTATAGAGTCAAGCGCTGCCTGGAGAAAATCGGAGTCGGTTTGTTTAACCGTTCCGAATACATTCTTTAATTCTTTGGCCTTTACGTTATTAACGAACCGGCCTTTATTTGTAAAGAAACCTTTCTCTCCGTCAGCTTCACGAAGTTGTTTAAATGTAATGCCAGCTTTCTTATAGAGCGCCTCGTAGTTCTTTGCGCCCCGTATTATATTGTCGTTGTATTTTATTGCCGGTTCAATCGTCTTCTCGTTGTTCCTGTATCTCAAGTGGTGCAAGGTTAACGAATTTATCGACGGCGTATAGGTAGATCCATGGATACCGTTGTTATCGAGCATCGTCGATAATTCAACAAGCTGATCCTCGGTCAGCGGATCTTTAAATTTAAGAACGAGACTCGGGGCCTGGTCACCGGCAATGCCTTCCGGCCTATTCTTGTCGTTCCATCCAGACATTTGCTCGGAGAACACGCCTTCGTACTGAGCGTTATCTTTAAGGAACTGTGCCAATATCCCCTTTGCTATGTCAACATTGGCAAAATCAAAATCAACATCGATAGAGAATTCCCGTCCGCCACCGGCCCATCTACCTTCAGCGGGACCTATCCCTCTAATGTCAATCAGGGGGTGCGTGAACAACCTTGTTACCTCTGAGCGCATGGCGTTGTCAAGGTCTTCGGTCTTCCCTTCATCGTACCATTTTTGGTACCTTACCAGCTTCCGATAGTGTTGCGGGAAGTTATTTTTTACAACCTCAAGTACCTCTGGAGAGACGATATTGCTGATTCCAAGTGAAGCTCTACGCATAGGCTCTACCCTGGTAGGCTCTAACAGGATCGTCATTTCACCAGATTTAATTCCAACCCATCCGGCATCCCTGATCTTCTTTTCAAAACTTAACAGGGTCGTTATATCTTCAGGGTCAAATGTAGGGTCAATCAATCCATCAGGGTCAAGGTCTGCATTGTAAATCTTGTCAGTATCTATAACCGCTCTGTGCCTGGTCTTGCCGGATATGTCGTAATCCTTTGGCAGCGTCGCGGCGTCGAAGAACTGTATCAATAAAGGATCGTCGCCCTTTACCATTTCAAATACATTGAGATCCTTGTCCTGCGAATAGGTGTCAAGGATATGGCGAACGGTTGGATCTCGAAGTTTAAATTTTAGATAGGCGCTGATCTGGCGCTCGTCCAGGTCGGTAATGCCTGACCATCTCTCTGCCATGACGGTCAGCGTTTCATCAAAGGTGTATCCTTCCTGGCCCACCTTGCCCCTGGCCTTCTCCCATATATCTCTGATATGAAACCATAGGACAGCCTGAGCCATATCAGGGTGCCAGGTCTCTCCGGTCTTCTTGGACATTGCGGCTTCAACGTCTCTCATGTGGCGCTGAACCCTGAGATGCTGGACCTGTGATAAAGCCTTGTCCTTAGCCTTTTCAGCGAGAGGACCGGAGCTTGCCGAGGGATAGAAATAACGGTTAACCCAAATATCAACAACCGTCTCAACTGCATTCCTTACCCCGTAGTCACGAAGGATAGAGGCGAACGTCTCAGCGAAAGCCTTGACCTTTACCTCTCCACCCTTGAACTTCATGGCGGTAAAGTCGATCCTGAACATCTCGTCAATGGTCTTGGCGCTCAATACACGGCCAACCGTCTTCGCGTCAACGAGTCCGAACTTCGTTTTCTTATCGACCTGTCCAGCTTTCTCCAGCATTCTGAACTTAATAAACTCGACCATGTTGGCTAATGTGCCTTTGTTGCGACTCGTGTGAGATAGCATGGCCAGGCCCATAAATAGATTCAGGTCGGTGTCATTCTCGAATACGGTCCTCAGGTACTTTATATTATCATACCAATGCTTTGCATTAGGATCTTTTTTATCTGTCGCCAGAAGGTCCTTGACGGTCTCCTGGACGGTAGGAAAGGGGTACTCTTCCATGCTCTTCCCTATGGTCTGGATTCTTCCGGCCAGGGTCTTGTCAACTCCATTGTCAGTCAGAAATTTCCTCAGGCCCTTGGCTCCGCCGGTCAACTCCAGGAGCTTCTCAATACTCGACCGTTGTTCATTTATGGTATATGATTTACCGGCAACCTTGACCTTTATTGACTTTCCTTCCAGGGCCTTTTTAAGGTCGATGGATTGCATAATGCTCGGAGATTCGGTCGGAAACTCATTGAATAATGATTTTATCTGATTTTCCCTAAAGGGTATCCAGGACCCAAACTCTTCCTGGGCATCAAATATCGACATTTTTTCCTCGGGGTCTATAATTTCGAGGAACTCTTCGTCGGACATTTCGTTAAGTATACCCTCTCCTGCATCGCTCTCCAAATACTCCTGGAGATATCCACGATACGGTTGTGGTATCTCTCTCCTGTTCAGATATTCTATGCCATCGAATCTCTTTCCAAATTCATCTTTCATTTGAAATAGAGTGTCAACTATTTCCTCTTCCATCCTCGCCTGAGACACTTCTTCGCCTATGCTCGTATCGGCATTTATTTCTTTTAACTCTGATTCAAGTTGGTCTAAGCGGTCTTTATGCTCCGGCTTCCACAATCTATTATGATCCTTTAGTTGATTGTAAACGTCCGTCGCGCTGAACGCACCCTTATCTATAAGCCTTATAGGGTTCTTTATGTTCAAGAGAACCGGATAGATTCTTTGCGTCTCTGGATAACCTTCGTAATCACCGAGGATTATATTCGCTTGTTCTGGCTGTCCGAAGTGAGGGCCGAGGTCTGACCTTGAAAAACTAAATATTGCAAAATCCTTTTGCGCTCTCGTTCCGTGGAACACAACCATTGGCTCCCCGTCTTTGCCCACGACCTTCGTATCCTTCGCCCACTCAAGAAGTTCCTTATTAATGGTTATCGAAGCAGACAACCTTTTAACCTCGGCTGCATCGCGCTGTGCTACCTGAACTTCCGGCTTATACTGACGCCGGAGCATATCCTCGAAGCGATAGATTCCCTCGGAGATATTGCCGAGTTCTTCAAGCTCGTTCCTGGCAATGTTCATGTGTTCTGACATTGTGCCAAAAACGTGTTCCTCATTCATCGCCAGGGAGATAGCGGTCATCATCTCTTTGTCTGTCTTCGCATCCTTCATGCGTTTGCGCTGATCTCTGATACGTTCCTCGGCAGCATCCATGCTCGGGAAGTTGTCTCTCCAAGCAGGGTAACCCTTCTCTATCATTACGCGCCGGACTGTTTCGCCAACCGGAGAATCCCAGCCATTATCGTCAAGATATTCGGCAATGGAGTCAAGATTCATCTCCTGATAGACTGTATACTTCTGGTCCATCTGATACTCGAAGTCCAGGATTTTATATAGATTTTCTTCGCTCTCTTCCTGAAGGTCGGCACGATCCTGCTCATACTCTTCAACAAGAATATCTACAATCTCTTCTGCACCATCTGGCCAGATAGGCGGCTCATGCTCTTCCTGAACGGCATTCTCAATATCTTTCGATACATCGAATTCCCATGTATTACCCATTTTAATCCAGCCGATCTTTCCGCCTGTAAACATTTCAGAAACAGTAAGCCCCGACTCTTCAGCAGCTTCATCGCTAAACTGAGAGTTGAACCAGGTCTCGGGGCTTTCGTGTCGGTACAGCCACTCGTCGTAAACTCCCTTCGTGTAACCAAGGACTCTCTCAGAAATAAGATGAAATTCTTTCAGAGTTTCATCGCGGTAGTGCTTTGCAAAAGAGTCCATCTTGTCTTCTGGTATTTTTTCATAAGCCCGAAGCTTGAGGTCAATAACGTGCATATATTTAATGGCCCGATAAGGTTCATCCGGCATAAAATCCCTGAAGTCATATTCGTCCTGCAAGTCTCTTGGCAATATGACCGGATCTTCTTTCTTTGCCATAACGATAGAAGCCTGTACGTCCGGCTTTTTTAGTTGCTTAGAACTGAACTCCAGGAGCCTGCGGTAGAACATCTCGTGCATATCTCTATTTTGGAGCCAGGACTTTGTAACGACGTTCTCGTCACCATCGACCTCGTTATCTGTCCCTAACTGTGTCCCTGTTTCTGTCCCTTCATACGTCGCCAGAATATAGGTGTTAGTATGTGAAATTATATCTTTATTTGCTTCGAGGAAATTCAGAGTTGTCCGGTAGGTGTCCGCTGTTTCTGTCCATAGCTTTCCCTTCTCCATTCCGGCCAGGCCAACCATGACATTCGGGATAAAGTTGATATTAAGGCGTCGCATTTTCTCGACGGCTTCATCAATATGTTTGGTGCGGTGAGGCTTATTTATCTTTGCAAGAATGTCATCGTTATAGGATTCCATTCCAATCTCAGCGTACTTGATACCGGACTTCTTCAGGAAGTCATCGGACATTTTATTGAATGCCGGTGCGGTTGTCTGAATGATAAACCCTTGAAAGTCGGGGTTCTCCGCCTTGATCTGTTTATTAACCTCAACGAGGCTTTCAAAATTATCTGCCTGGCCGAAGGTCTTGTCGTTCAGGTAGACCAGCTTAAACCCAAGGTTTGCAAAGGATTTAGCCTCTGCCATAAAGTCCTTATTGGGGATGACCTTTTTGGGTACCGTACAGAAATGGCACTTATGTTTACAGCCCTTTGACATTTCAAGGCGAGGGATAACCTTGGTACCCTTGAACTGGCGGTAGTCCGCACCCTTCTTATAAGGCACCTTCAGCAACTTCGCGGCGGATTCCATATCCTCTGCGAACTTGATATTTTTGATCCCTTCAAAATACTTAGGATCGACGTAACCACCGACAATGATATCACCGTCAAAGCTACCAGCAAGCTCTTTGATGAAATGCTTATTGGCGTCCATGGCCGAGAACATAATCGACTCATAACCCGAGGCTTTAAAGTACGCTTTCGCCTCTTCGACATTTCTGACGACATAGGTATCAGCATTTTTAAAACTCTTGGCACCTTGAGCCATCCAGGTCGGCACTTCCCAAAAGTCCGTAGGACGCTCATAGCCGTCACGTTCTGAGTACAGAAGGTCGAAGTATGCATCACCCTGAGAAGTCGCTGCCTCGCGCCCCCTGAGAGACGAGACCTGTACCATGGCCATTGTACTCTTACCACCCTTAACCCTCACGTTCTTTGTGGGCAGTATCGCGCTTCCCGAGGCTGTTACCTTCTCCCCGTCGGCGTAGCTCTTCCAAGACCTTTTAAGGTAGCCATCAAGCTTTTCTTCAATTTGCTTTTGTTTTTTTGTATCCAGGCTAAGTCGTGCTGATTCAGCATATTGCTGACTGATCGTGTCAAGTAACTTAGCTGTGCGCCCGTCAGCAGCGAGGTCTTTATTCCAAGCAGCCGCGAAGCGTCCCGCGATGATGTTAGGCTCATAGATCTCCCCTTCATATTTAAAGTTTGTATAGTTTTCGTCTTCGTTTACAACCTTAAAGCCAAGCGACTCTATTATAGCGTTATTGCCCATTGCGTTCCAGGACTCTATAACCCTGCCACCTTCTGCAACGGCTGAGATAAGAGCTAATGCCATATCGTCACCGGCCATAACCATCTTCTGCGTCAGGACGATTTTGTTACCGTCAAGCATATACATATTGCTAATATCTTTAATGAGATCCTCAGATATCAGATACCCACGCTCTTTGGTTTTACTTACCTGGTCGGCAGCCATAGCTATATCATTGCCGTCGTCCCTGTCTACAAAACGATCATGGGTAGTGGTGTATCCATCTGCCTCTGGATCGTAATCCGGCATAAACCCTAACTCTTGCTCTATCTCACCCCACGCGAGCGAGTGCATTGCGGCCTCGTATATTTTGCCTTCATACATGACCGCCGGAGACTTGATCGCTTCCGGCCCCTTCATATTAATGGACGCCTGCATATCAATGCTAATCGCGTCAATGGAAGTCGGTGAGATCCTGGCAGCCGTTAAATGCTTCTCGGCTATCTCGGAGTATGCGCCTATAACGGCGTCCTCAATTTTGTCGATATCCTTTCTCAGGTAAGAATAGGCTTCCCCCTGCATCACTATACCCTTAATCATGGATAGCAAATTTCTGAGGATATCAAGAAGTCTTATCGCCAGGGATGGATTGTTGACGTTTAAATCTGCAACAAGTTTTGTGATAAAAACAGGGTCAACCATTTTAGATGAAATATAGTCGGCCACGAATTCTTGTTTCATTTTTTCGTAGCCTTCTTTATTTTCATCTTTCTCTTTTTTCGACCAACCCTTGTCTGGTGCCTGCGTAAAGGGCTTCAGTCCTACCCTTTCCCTCGCTGCATTTATGTCGCGCTGGTACCGTTTCCACTCTGTCTCATTAACGCTCTTCCAGAATATGTCCTCAACTGCCTTGGCAAGCGCGGGGTGCTTTTGCTGAATCTCATGCCAGGACTCGTGACCGTATATGGCAAGCAGAGCGCCTTGCTGGCTGTCTGCATTTAGCATGACGCCGCCATTGGTCATATAATACCCGTTCGAAGTTCTCAGTAATTTTTCGGTGCTTGTGTAATATGCAACCGGACCAAGGCCCAGCTTTTCACGAAGATCGGAGACGAGCCTTTGTTCCAATGTTAAGTCGGTAACCTGTTTGATCTTGCTCGGGTCTACGTTGCTTATCGTGCCTGGCGCTCCTGGCGCTGAAATGTTGGTGACGAAGCTGTCGAATAGTTTCTTTGCTTCAACGGCCCGTTTTGCCCCCTGAGGCTTCGCTCCTGCCTTTTTCTCAGGCTTTTTGGCCTTCTCTGGTGCAACGGGCTGCTTTTCAGCCTTGCGTTCAACCTCGCGGCTCTCAGCGAGATCTAACTCTTGCTTGTAGGATTTCTCACCATAGGCCACTTCGTATGCAATATCAATGCCACGATTGATTAATTTTCCAACCCTTCCAGATGGAATTGATTTATAGACCTTTCCCTTGATCCTCTCGTCCTGAACTTCGTCAGGTCTGACGCTCGGTACATTTCTCCATTGCGTCAGCGTAGGTCTCTCAAGCAGCTTTAGGTCCTGGTCGGCAAGAGCGGACTGCATCATCTGATATCGTTCTATGTGCGGCATAGGTTCGATCTTGTTGTCGTAAAGATCCTGGACCTTGGACTTCTGTTTGTCGTCCAGCCTATTCCATAATCGATCTATTTTGTCAACGGCTGATAATGCAGATTCCGGCTTTCCTGCCATTTCACCCGCCACTTTGGCGGGAGCCTTTTTAGCTTTTTCGGTTGTAGGCTTTTTAGCTTTTTCTGCGGCCCTCTCTGTCGCCTGCAATCTCGCAACATCAACGAGCATCTGATATGCCTCGGGCTGCGTTTCCTTGAGGGCAATTTGTTGGTCGGTAAGCCCAAGCTCTTCCTCGGGTATCTCAGCTTCTTCGACCGGCGCAATCTCTTCGACCGGAGCCGCTTCAATATCGGCAGGCGCTTCCATACCGGCAGGCGTCTCTATCTCCCTACCTACGGGCATGGCTTGCTGGCGCTGTGCTTCCTCTGATACAGCCTTCGTCTCTTCGATGATCCTCACGGCATTGTTAAGAACGTCCTGGGCGTCAACCGAGCGCTTAATCTCTACCGGAGCGGACTTCGCACCAGCTTTGGCTTTACCGAGGATATCCTTAGATACAGTCTCGCCCTTGCTCTTCAATATAGAGTCGATCTCTTTATTAAAGCGTTTATTTGTATGTACGTCAGCATGGCCACCGCCAAGGATCATACCCCATAGGCCAGCGACAAGACCTTCATCGACACCGGCTGCGCTCGCACGAGAGGCCCGTTCCTTTATCATCTCCCATTTTCCGGCCTTGTCCGCCGCCTGGAATTTTTCTTTAAAGGTTGGATCTCCAATAGCCTCTGTGAATTCATCGATATAAGACTGAACGTATTCAGTCAGCATCTCAGATGAACCACCAACGATTTTGTTGGCAACCGCACGAAAATATTTATTGTTGAGCCAAGCCTTAGGTATTCCTTTTAGCACAAGGCCCATACTTAAAGACTCAAGTGAACCTTGAAGCGCACCATCTATAAGCGCCGAGGTTATTGCTTCATCTATTGTACCGCCAAGCTCGCGGACACGCCTGTATTTAGATCCGTATATCTGAGGGAACATAAATAAAGCGCCACCGACAAAACCACCGACTGCGCCTGCGGCCACCTGGCCCAATATCTGCGGACCCATAGCAACGAAGTTGTTTATAAATTTGTCGAGCTTGCCCATCAGATAAACGTTGTCCTGGTAACTCGCGGTTGGGTCCAGGAGCTTATCCATATAGGCATCACCGATTTTCATCTGCGCTTTGGCGTCGTCGGATATCCAATTCTCGGTAGCCGTTCCAAGGTCAAGTTCTTTCACAACCATATCGCGGATTGATCTACCTGTCCATTCGTATGAGGACTGTATTTGTTTAAAGCCCTCATAAATCGCCTTGTCCAATATTAGCTCACCAGGCTTCTCGCCTGGATATTCTTTTATGTCGTATTTTTCCTGAAGCTTTGCTATCGAAGCGGCACCGATCTCTTCGTGGAATTGTGTATCAAATAGCTCCGCCTTGTATTCATCGCTTTCATCACCAGGGGATATAAGATTCCATATATCCTGGGCCGTTTTAATGGCGAACTTAAGGCCACCCATATCCGGCATCCACTTATAGGCTGTCTGTGCGCCAGTGGTTCTTGCAGCCTGCTTCTTCCAATCAGCCTGGGCCTTATACTCGGCAAGGACCTTCGAGTGTCTTTCCTCGAAGAACTTGCCCTTTTCCCATTGCATCTCGAAGTCATATTCTGGACCAAAATCGTCCATAATATAATCGATATATTTTTGGTTTGCATCATCTTTAGATTGTGGAACTGCAACCGGATCACCGGTCGTAGGCTCGGGAGAGCCTGCGGGGATCGATTGAGTCTTATCGCCTTGAAAGTCACCGTATTTAAATACACGGTTGACAGGCATTGCTGAATCGCCGTACTTAAAATCTGCCATTTTAATTCCTTATTTCAATGTTAAGCTCCAGAAGCTACACTGTATAGGTCTACATTTTCAACCGGCTTCTTTGCGATAACAGGCTTGCCTTCATCGCTGTCACCAGTTGCTTCGTCAACGTCGCCTTGCGTTAATTCTGCGAGAATCTTTTTCGCGGCCTGGGTTATTCCTTCCCTGCTCAGTCCAGGGTTGGCTGCACTCGCCTTGTCTTTGGCCCAGGACCTAACTTTCATCATAACAGCATCTTCAAGGTCTTGGAAATAGACCCGCTTACCAGTTGTGGCTTTGTCAGGGTCATACGTTTCCGGCGAATATTTATCAACATCAGTCGATCCACTTTTGGTCTCTTCCCTGTCAGGCATACCACCGTTACCCTGGTCTCCATGAAGCTTTTGATCCAACTCCAATGCTGCAAGATAGTTGTCTATGCCCACTTGTTTTGCGGTCTTGCCTTGATTGCGCTCGTCGAAAGATATAGAGTCTTCATCGTAGTCGCCCTTGGCCTCAGCTATATATTGCGCCTGCATCTTCAGGGCGTCTTTCTGGCTCATGCCTTTCCTGGCATTCTTTTGTTTATCCGCCGCATCCTTGCGTTTTTTTTCTATCTGATATTTGAATCGATCAACAAGCATATTACGGTTGCTCTGAAGGCCCCTGTAAAATTGATCCCTCTCCGCTTTATCCCTGAAGCCGGACGATGCTGGACGGTGAAACATTTGCTCATAGATCTCACTCATAAATTTCTTTGACTTCATGTGCGCTTGTGCCATAGCCCAAGGATCATTGATATCAGGTGCCTTAGGTTCTTCGCCCCTTCCTGGCATAGCAGAAGGAGCGGGACCTGAGGCGCTGCCTGGCTGGTTGCCTGGGCCGCCGCCGCCAATCAGGTATGGGTCAGCCTGGACGGGGATATTCCCCATACTCTTTTCAACCTCACCCTGGATATTGGAGTTAGAAACATTCGTGAATGTCGGTACAAAAGCCTTGCCTGTTTGAGGGTCCATATACAACCCCTGGTTAGGATCATAGACTTTTCCGGCTCTCCCCTGTTCGAGGTAATCTCCTATTTGACTCATTGTCTTTTCCTCTTACTGTGGCATATTTTGCGCCCGTACATCATTGGGCATTCTGTTCCAGTTGGCCAGTTGGTTAGAATAGTCTGACTTCGCCGTACTAACCTCAAGCTCCCAATTCATCAGGTCCTCTCTCATGCTTTGGTCGTAGCCTGCGAGAGCCTCTTTGCTGGCAACATCGAACTGAGCATTATAGATACCAACATCTCGACGGTGCTTACCTTCTGCGCTTCTACGGCCTTCCTGGCTACCCTTGAGAGTTGTCTGCCCGAGGGCCTCGCCAAATCCTTCCAGGGCTGCCTTTATAATCTGGCCTCTCGCCTGAGGGTTGTTAACATTGGCGCTACCAAGAATCGCTTGCTGTGCGCTCTTGCTCAGAGAACCCTTATTCGTTTGAATGAATTCCTCTCTGACAGCACGCTCTTTGGCCTCGTCATATTCAGGGGCCTCGTAATCTGGAAGGTCCAGGGAAGCACCAAACTCAAAGGGGCCTGGGAGATTAAGCTCAGGGTAGTCAAAGACAGGACCCTGATAAATGGTTCCGCCGGATCTTCCATTGGCCTTTGCATAATTGCTACCGGCTGAAGCAGGGTCCCGCACAACGTCGTCGTAATAGCCCTCTCCGGTAACAACTCCACCACTCTGATCTCCAATTATGGTGTCGGTTGTATCCTGGGTCATCCTTGAAAGCTCTTCAATATCTGCGAGGTAGCTGTCCCAATCGAAATCAGTCTGATCGTTAAATTGGTTGGGGTCTCCACCGGAATTAGTCCAGGTTCCGTCAGGTCTCTTATAGATCTTTTCTCCGGTACTTCCAGGAGCCGCGCCTGCTCCACCAATATCCCATACATCAGCATCGTTTGGCATCATACCTACACCGGATTTTTGACCGGATCGCTGGTCAAGCCGTTGCTGCTCATGCCCCTGATCCCAATTATAGGTAGGCATCGCTCCCTGCATCGAATTTTGACCGGTTATCTTTTTCGTTACAACCTTTGGAGTCGAGGCATTAGAACTCGGCTGGGTTTTTGATATTCCTTCTTCTGCACCAAAAGTTCCGTAAGGGTCCATCGTTTTTCTCCTATAATAAAATTGCTAAACCAAGCTCCACCGGTATTGGGACCATATCGTCGCTACCAATTCCGGCGTCCGTTTTGTAAGAGTCTATTAAATCTTCAACGGCAGATTCGAGGCCGGTGTTTCTCGTAAGAGTACACGCATCAAGGTTGTCTGTATAAGTTTCAGCATCAAAGATCGAACCAACATGAACGCCTTGATATACGTCCGCATCAGCCACACCCCATTGGGCGTTTGATTCCCAATCATTAAAGTTTTGATTCCCCACCGGACCAGCCTGGGAATTTATGGTGGATTGAACCTTCAGCGCTTCCCATATAAAAACCTGAACCGCTGTATGCCTTCCGTAAATACTTCCCTGCCTGAAGACTTGACTATGCCCGAGCGTTGCAGCCTTGGGGTAATTATCACGAGGTATTCCAACCGCTGAGAATGTTCTTGTAAACCCGCTAACAGTACCGTTTAACGCGAATGTCTTACTCCACGACTCTGTAACGTTTACTGTATGCTCGGCCTCAACCATCGGAGAACTATCAAGCGGACTGTAAACATTATAATTATAACGCATCCAACCGGTATAAGATCCGCTGCCAAGGTCATTAGGAACAAATATAGTAGGCGGTGGTGGACTCGGATTCAGTACTTCCCTTGGAGTGTAATCCGCGCTCTCGGTAAAATAGTTATACGAATTCCCTATTAACTCTGTCCTGAATACCTGTGTAGCAGGCACCAAATTATTTGATGTTAACTCAGCAGATATGCCCTGCGCCCTTCGAATCCAATCACCTTGCCAATATTCCGTATGGACATACGGGTCATTCTTTGTTGTGCCAGCCGGACAGTTTACTGATTGCCTATATTCCCATTCCTCATAATCCTGGTTTATAAGGGTTGGAGAGTCGCAGCCCTTATCGTCACCACCCGAGTATGGAGTCTCGTCTATTAAAACTTTCGGCCAAGATCCACCATTATATGAGTTTAGATCAAAGCTACAAGAGTTCCCATTGTCGGGGGAGTCGGGCGTATCAAGGCTTAATGGATCATCAAGCCAATCTGGAGTGCCACCGGACATAAGGGCCTGCTCTGCAAGCGAGCTTGACATTTCAAGCCATGTGGTTATTTCAGAATAATCAGCCGGAAAGCTGACGACTCCGGTTAAATCATTCGTCGGTATATTCGAAACGACGGCATCCTCTATCATGCCCCAAACTGTCACCTTGTCAACCTTCGTGGGTCCTGGGGGCTGTGGACCTTCCATCCTTATGAGACAGTACTCTTCGCAGACCTTCCCAAACACATTGGCGTTTATCTCAGCGCCGACACCCTCGACCGATCTCATGACGAACATAAGTGTTATAAAACCGAACTCCCCATTATCTGCGGTTATGTCAAGGTATAAATCGTTAAACCCAAAAGCGCTCGTAACCGCGATAGAGGTTCCAGGCTTTGACCATGCAACCCTGACCTCATAAATAGGCTCTGTGCCATGGAATAAACAGTTGACCGTATTGCCTCGGCAGAAGCCACCCTCTTCGTAATCGGGGTCTATAAATACCTGAAATACAATGTGAGTAGGCGGCAACCCTGGCGGTACTATTGGGTCATCAACGCTCGGTATGGCTGGCCTCGGTGTCGGTATCCTTATGCTTATACCAGGGGGCGGATCTGCATCAGTTTCCATCTCTGGATACCCACCACTCCTATAAGGCTTCTTGAACTCTGATTGTCTCATGAAGACTTCGTAGGCCCTCTGCGCGGCTGTGCTTGGCGCTGTGTTACCAGGCTTAAACTCGCTGTATCCCTGGTGCTGCGCGATGATGTTATTGTATACAGACTTGGCGGACGAAGCCCTGGCGGCCTCTGGATATACCCCTTCCTTGAGATATTTCCTGGAATAGTTTGAGTCCCTTGTAGGGCCTGGGTTTATAGCCATTATCTGTTAAGTAAACTGTCTGCATCGATCCAGAAGTCATAAAGGTACATATCTTGATCGACTACGTTGTTTGCAAATACAATCGATATCATGTCCTCTTGGTAAACTCCCGTTATTAAACGGTCTACAACGTTCTCTTCGCTCTCTTCACCAGCGGACATATCAATCGTTTTGCTATGTTCCGTGTTAAGGACACCGTTTTCATATACCGTAAATAGGCAATTACCAGCGGCCTGTTTCTTCATTCTGACGCCAAGCTCACGAAGCTCCAGGAGCTTACCGGAGTCATTGAGTTCGATCCTTACTTGCATATCGATAGCCGTGTCGTCACCATCATGAAGGTTCGTTGAAGAGGCCAGGTAGATATGACCGTCGAACGTACCGGCAATGACGGCAACCTGTACGGCTGAAGTTTGCTCACCACTCGTCTCTGCCATGCACCTTGGTATATGAACGGAAGAGAAGGCATCAAATGACCAGCGCCTCGTGATAAGATCATAGACCGGAAAGATATTAGGCTCTGTCGCGCTGGAGCCTGAAACGATACCCATCCTTAATACCTGGTGGGTAGGATCGTGGACCATCCAGCATTTCTCCTGGTACCCGTTTCGGATACAGTCGGCATTATCTGGATCAAAGTAATTTTGAATAGAGGACGATATTGATTGAACCGTTTGACCGTCCGACATAAATATACCATAGTTGCTTATGAAATATGCCACGGTCGCGGCCTTATAGTCAGTCCTGGACGCTTCGAGAGCGCCGTCAATAACCACAACCGAGTTGGCATTTAGCGTCCCTATTTTAGCACTCAGCAAAAGCTTTCCGAAGGTTGTCGGTGAATACCCCTCAAATAGCGTCAGACAGCCACCTTCCATACCTTTCTCTTCCTGCCACACCATTAGCTCATTATGGAATTTACGCATCGCCTTGACTGAATGGCGGCGTCCGTCGCCTGCTTGGAGTACGGCGTAGTCAGCGCCATTTAAAACATTAAAGGTTCCATTCTGCGTGACATAGATCCAGGACGGATATTTATCAAAGGAATAGACGCATCGCTCTTTCCATACGGCCATGCATTCTGTTTTATCCCCGAAATCTCTCATGCTCAAATCAGGCTCGTAAGTTAGCGAGACCCTGATATTATCACCGAGGGTTTGACTGACTGTCATTTTCCACCAATATGAAGCCCATAGGCTACCCTGAAATGGCTGCTTCTCTGCATTGTCTGCGTGGGTTGCATTGAGCCGGATAAATCCTGAATTCGTCAGCCCGTTCGTATTGTCTTCGATGACGGCCCAAGTGGTCCAAGCTAATCCATTCCAATATTCAAACGATAGCACCGTAGAAACCGCGCCTGTATTCGGAGTCGCACCAACATCAAAGTAGATCTGATCTGGCCTTTCGAGCGTTGAGAAGTAAAAGGCATCTGTCGCTTCCATCAGATTTAATGTTATCGCGGTATTCGCATAGGTATAGTAGGTACCGGATGCGCCGACTGACGCATCGAAGACCTTTGATTCTATTGCGTCTACAAGCACACCATCCCAAACATTTGTTAGATCTTGGAAATTATAGGTCGCTTTTATATCGAACGTAGCGTCGAGGTCTCCAGAAGTTTTGAACTGATACCAATATCCAGACAGACCAAAAAGTCTTGTTGGCTGGTTGCTACCAAGGGTATTACCGAAGAAACGACCGTCTTGTTTGAGGGATACACCGCCATCTATCGTCGTATCCGTCACAAGATTTCCGGCCAGGTATGACCATGCAGAACCGGTCCATCTTGCAACCTGAAGGATTCCGGCACCGGAGCTTGGTGAAAGAACGTCGATTATAAACTCTTCAGTTTTAATGGGGGTGAAGACATAGAACCGGCTGTTTGTCGTCCATAGCGCCGGAAGGTCAACCCTTATGCCATCCTCGTCCCAATCGTCCCTGAAGGTCCCTGTCTCGGGCGGAGTGCCTACACCTGGGGCTATTACCACCAGGGAAGCCTTACACGGCTGGCCCTCGGACCCACCATAAAACTTGGCATAGTCACGGCCATCTGCCATAATCAAAACGTCGTCGAGAACTCCCCATGACGGCGGATCTGAAAACAAATCAGTTTCATCGTAGCAATGATCCCAATCGTCATTATTATTCTCGCCACCTTCGCGCCAAATAAATCTACCCCACTTGGAGTCATAGGAAGGCGTCCAGTCCCTAAGGTCTGCATCACCCTTTTTCTCAGAGGGAAGGCCATCACTGTAAGGCCAGTATCCATCGTTATCTCCGGCGTTAGGGAACTCGTCAGATGTTGGTCTAACATCATCCCTTGGTTCCGGCGGCTCATTATAAGACGATAGGATATCACCATTCTCGTAATATGCTATGGTCTCCTGGTTACCGGATCTCATTTGATTGTACTGGAATAAGGAAATGCAGGCCGGAGCGGCATCAATGGTTATGCGAAGAAACGGGAAGTACCTGTCAATCCTTTGCTCCATCTCGTGAGATTCATCATCAAGCCCACCGCCGTCAGTGAGACCAAATTGATCGTCCATAAAGTCAATATCGTATTCCATCTGAACGAGAGTTATCACACCTGAACCATTGGCCGGTAAGGCTGCGGTTAAGGCTGCGAGTCCAACGGCATTCAGCGGTATCTCTACAATGTAATCATCGATGTATGCTGAATCCGATATGGCCTTTCTGTCACACAAGGCATCTGAGCCAACGTCACGCACATAAGTATAGTCAATCGGATCTGTCGAGCAAATACCTGGATCATCGGACGCCTGCACGATAGCTATTGCAAACTCGTCGGGCTGTGCATCTGCAAGATCAAGGTCATCTGTCATTAGAATAAATAGCGAGGCTGCGGTTACTTCTGTCGCATAGCTGAGTCGCTTAAAATTGAACGTGGTCGCTACTCTACCGACGGCCCACTCGTCATCTTCTTCATCGGCGTGTACCCCTGGCGCTCGTCTGGTACCATTGGCCTCGGCAAGAACTTCATTCTGATCGAAATGACTTCTTGCTTCGTCTAAGGTAGCCCAACCGTCATTAGAATAGGCATGGATATTTTCTACCGTAACAGTAGATCCGTCGTCATGGGCCGGACGCAAATCAATGGTATCACCAAGGTATCCATAGGAGTCCATCCTCTCTAAACCTGGGCGCTTCTTGAGTCCAGGGCGATAGTCCCTTGTGTTCTGGCTAACCGTATAGGTTCCGAAAGGCAGCAAGGCCCTGGCTTTATATGTAACCACGTTCGAAGAGAATGGAACAAATCCATCCATCTCCTTCTTTTGCTTCTGCCATTTTTCCATTAGAATCTCCGAAGCGTAGTGTTGGACCTGGAGCCGGACCAGAAGCGAGGCTTTACCCTAAGCACCCTGGCGGCCCTACCATGCTGTCTGTCGGCCTTGGCATTGTTTCTGAATTTTGTATATTGGTTCCAAGAGTCCTTGGCGTGTTCTTTATCACTCCAGGGCTTATTGGTCATGTTCTGAAGGATCGAAACGGCACCATGGGTTATACCCTTCTTGTAGTCCTCGTAGATGAATGAAGGGACCTTCGTGGCGTCTACGGCTGGCTTTACCTGTACTTTGATATAAAGCCCTTCCTCGCTGTCCTCAGTGGGTATGGGGTATAGCCTGAGGGCCTTTGTCTCAGTGACCATAATACCAAACGGGGTTGTTGACTCTTCGAATTCCCAGGCGGCTCGCCGGTTGAGTTCTTCGTTGTCAAACTCCATTAATTGTAGGTCTGTGAACTGATCGTCATCATCATCGTCCTGTTTATACTTCGCCCATATAATAGCGTCAAGGACGTTCTTGCCATTAGCGACTACGGGAACAAAGGTATATTCAGGTTCGTCGGCAATAATGGATATCCGAGCAGGCTTATAACGCCACAAGCCGGTATGGCTGCAAAAATCACGAAGGGCCTCTAAAACAGCCCAATCCGTGAGCGTGTTCTCAGACCCTTTTGTGTAATAAGCAACCTCGCTTCTCCAGGTTGATATATCGGTCGCCATGTATTTCTCCTAAACCATGTATTTCTCCTAAACTATTCGTTTGGCGATGACGGCGGAAATTGCTTCCTCTTTGAGATCAACAAGTTTCTGTTCTTCGATATCAATTTCCAGGTCATGCGTGACCAGAAGGTAATGCTCGATCTGGTTCTTTTTGGTGAATGACATAATAAGCTGACACTCGGGATCGCTATCCCTGTCAACCCCTATTGCATTTTTCGGATCTGTTTTCGGGACGATTGCATCAGGCACTTTGATGAAGTCCTCTTTCTTTTCCTCGGCAGGCTCTTCAACTGAACCCTGAAGATCCTCAATGACCTGTGCGCCGGTCTCTTCGACTGTCGGC